CACCACTCAAGTCAGCACCACTCAAGTCAACATCTCTCAAGTTAGCATCTCCCAAGTTAGCACCACTCAAGTCAGCATCTCCCAAGTTAGCACCTCTCAAGTAAGCACCCCCCAAGTAAGCACCTCTCAAGGTATCAATCTCAAGAAGTACCTCACCTGTAATCTTGTGTAGTATCTTCATACTTCACCTACCTTCTTTGTTGTGTAGTAGTTGTATTTCTTCATATACTTTAGTAACTTCTTTTCTGACATCATACCATCACCAACTATCATGTAACTGGTAGTATTCATAAGACCGTAATAACGGTCCCAAGAAACCACCGTTAGGCTATAGGTGAAGCCATAGAACTTGTTCTCCCTAAACACCTCCTGTCCGTGTGTTACCTTAGTTGTTAATGTTGCCATTGTCTAAACCTCCTAGTTGAAGTGCTGCAATGCACTTGTGTTGGGCTGGCGTCCATTGTGAGTAAGGAACAACACGTCCCTCCTTTAAGACTTCACAGATTTCTAGTATCCTGTCAAGTGTACTGTAGGTATTAATCTCGGCATCCGCTTTGTGTTTAGTGGATGCTGTACTCTCTGTTTTGATCGTCGGACTCAGTGGGCCACACCCACTCAATATCAGTCCAGTCAGTAGGATTACTTTCATGCTCATTCTCCAATCGTTCAAGGATTATTTGTAGTATTGCCGGATTAAATGTCATTTTCACTCCTACGTTGTTCTAGTTGTATTTCAACCCTAGTTAGCTCATCATAAAGTCTCTCTTTATATCTTTCTAGCTCTAAGGCTGTCATTCTTATGATCTTATCTCTAGGAAGGTGGTTCATAGTATCTCCCTCTCCATCTTGCTTACGTGGGCTGCTACTTCTCTCCAGAATGCAGCACCTTGGCGAGTCTTACTCCAACGACACATACCCCAAATAACATCGGAAGGTTTACTGAAGATAGCGTAAAGGTCTGTAAGATCAGGACCATATTCCCCATCGCGCACTGACTCTAACATTGCTAGAGGTACAGCGTTCGGCAAACAGTACTCCATTGCTGCTTTGTTTACTATCATAGTTTAACTCCAGTTCATTAGCACCCATGTTAGGCTGCCTAGTATTGTTGTTGTTACACCTGCTGCAAACAGGCTATACATTAGTGTCTCGAAAATTGTTGGTTGCATTAGTTACTCACTTTCTTGGTAGTATTCCAATTAGCTGCTTTAATTAATCTAGTCGCTTTTCGCCGAGTACCTTCATTGGCCCTAGACTTCTTAATTGCGTTACGTTGTTGGGTTTTACACATGTGCTTCTTTTTATGTTGTGCGTCCAGTAGCTTGCGTCGCTTCTTTGGCTCGCAGTACTCCACACTGAAGTTACTTACATCTGTGTTAGGCTTACGTTGATTACTTGGGCAAATTCCGCTCATGTTATACTACCTCGACTTGTCTAAGGGTTACTGCATATGGCGTAGGACTTCCGACTACTTGAAAATGGTAGCCGCTTCCGCATTCAATTTCGATGATTTCGTTTGCTACTGGGATTCGACCCAGTGCACATTCTACATAGTCTAATTCAACTGTTGTTAACATTACTTGACTCCTTTGTTGGTTCAACTAAAGACAGTTGTGGCTGTCCTTAATTCAACCGCAATAATTTCACCGAGTTATCAATTCAGTTACTATTATTGCAGCGGAGTTATGCCAGAAGCTTTGATTTAAATGGTTGTACTTCCAAAACCATTAGGACTCATTTTAATTGCGTTTGATCCTAGTACAATAGTCTATTAAAAAATCGGATAGACTGTCCGTTAATTTACGTTCAATTTGGAGAAAGGACTCGCACTAAAGCAGTCTATTCTTACACTACAGGGACTTTCAATCCTGATAATTGTGCTATAACTTCCCTAGTCACCCGCAACTCAATCGGGGCTCAAGTATCGGCCAGTTAAAAAGATTTAGGCCGCAAAGATTCTGATAAAAATGGGAGAGCTTTGATCCCACGCACCGATTACGTTCGGTCGTTGACGTGCCATACTAGTACAATTAGATAGGTGGTACTATTCTATTAAAACGCTCTAAGTTTATACTGGCTTCGTTGCTCCAGTTCTGCCTTAATACTATTTTACTTATCGGTACTTGTCAAGAAAACTTTAGAACTATTTTACAAGTCACCGTTATTATTAATGTAATACTTATTCAGTGAAGAGTTTCACCTATTCTACTAAGTTAGAGTAACTCAGGAGACACTAATAGTATTGCAGAACCTGTGCCAAACTAAGTACCAACAATATCAAAGGCTTATAAATAGTTGGCATGGCTAAGGATTAGACACCCCCAAAAATATAACCTACTGAAATCAGGTGAAATCGGGCGAGTAACTCCATGAAATTGTTGGAGGTGTATTCAAAACGTTCAATGACCAATGCTTAGACACTCACAAGAGGCGGCAGGGTCAACCTATTGATATTATTGAAGATATCGGGCGATTGAAGGCAGTAAAGGAGAGTAAGCTAGCGGAATTGTTGATGATTGTTATGATAATCTCAGCAATCTAACAGGAGAGCCGTTTCCCCATATAAGGAAGTGATCGCTTCGATTATCAGGCTGGCAGCATTTACGTAAGCCCGTAAGCACATACGTAAGTACATAAGTAAGTTAGTATCATTACCCATACTTCCACACACACATACGTACACAAATACGTATTGCCATATGTACGGCTTTAAGGGATTTGGGGAGTGGGTTTGGGAATTGCAGGTGAATGAGATTAACTTCTGCACATTTTTTTGCCCCGCTAGTTTGAGAATGGGTGTGAAAGGCACGAGTGAGGACCAGCCGCTTCAAATGTACACCGAACGAAGGGCTTTCACCTAGAAGAAGTAGACACTCGCCCAGTTTTTCCACTTTATTTTAGCTAACCCCAGTAATTCCAACTACTTACACGTAACTCCACTTGCACAAACTCAGGTTTTTGATTTATTTGCTGTTTGGTGAAAATAAAGCTTGACATTTGCTTTAAAGTGTGCTATAATAGATATAGACCTACACGTTCTTGCTACAAAGCGTGTCTATAACCGCAAAAGGAGCGCAGATGACAGTACTGAAACACTCACACAGCAAACAGCCTAAAAGCAGTATCTATATAACAGAATGGGACGTAGAGCCACTAGATGATGTGCTGAGAGAGGACCAACTTCTACGTTTATCCGACAGAGATTGGGAATTGGTTTCGAGCACTCTTGAATCTCCACCTGAACCAAATGAAGCACTTAAGAATTTGCTGAAGACGACTAAATGAGAAGTATATGGCGAACAAGCGGAGGCAGGGTCTTAATTGAGCTACTGTACGGAACTGAGGGTATTACTCGCCAGAATTTGACGGTAACCTTCGACAGAGTGCAACTTTGCCGCAGATTAAACATTAGAAGGGCCAGATGGGATGAAACTCTCGGCTGGCTATCCGATCAAGGACTAATATATTGGGAGAGCGGGAATACTGCTATTCTTAAGGAGATTAAAAGTAATGGCAAAAAGTAAACCGCTAAAAGGTAAATATGAGACTACAGACGGTAGTAAGAAGAAACCGGAGATGAAGGACGACTTGTTTGACGCAATGTTCGGAAACAAAGACATTGCCGACAAAAAGAAGAAAGCAGAGAAAGACATAGATAAGAAGAGAAAAAAATTAAAAGAAAAGGTAAAGAAGCCTAAGAAAAAGGAAAAGAAATAATGGCTTATGATAAAGACAACAAAGGTAGCTCTGATGCTGCTCGTAAGATAAGTAAGCGATTTAAGCGTAAGAAAAAAAAGGAAGATGACGAACCTAGCTGGCTTGACAACTTGAAAGAGTCAATGAGTAAAGGTGGTGCACGAGAACGGTACAACAAGAAGAAGAAAAAGTAGCCCGGTCCTCGGATCGAGCATTCCTCCGCCGACTGAGTGTGTTCGCATAAAGTCCACCCCTGAGTACGGGTGTGAAAAACTTCTCACCAAACACCTTGGAGGAGCATAAAAGTGAATAGAACAGATCAAGATAATATAACAAGTCTAATGAGTCAGGTATACACGCCCAGCGTCCCTGAGAAGAAGCTGAAAGCACGTTTCTGGTCTAGCTGGACTGACGGGCCTTCTAAGGGTGATCCAACAGCAGAAGACGCTGTACGCATCGTTGGCAAGCCAGAGAAGTTTTCAAATCCTGCATTTGTTGACTGGTTTCTGAACACCCGTGAAATGGTGGAAACCCTTCACTTTGCACAAAGTCTAGTAATGGACATGCTTGTTGAGGGAATACAAGACCCTGAACTCCGGTTTAGTGACAAGCTAAAAGCGGCGGCAATGGTTTGGGACATGACAAAAACACATGCTCCAAAAGCAGAAGTTGTGTACGCAGATGCGGAACTCGCCCAACTTTCAGATGATGAACTAGAAAAGAAGATCAAGAAGCTGGAGAAGTAGGCAGTGGAAAAGAAACAATTTGTAACTGTAATGGGTGTGGCTTTTGAGGTCAAATTTAAAGAAAAGCTGACAGAGGATGGTGATGAATGTTACGGACTCACAGACGGTGCTGCACGTACAATTGAAATTAGTACCGCACTAAATAAAACAGAAGATATGAAAGCCAGCACACTAGTCCACGAGTATTGCCACGCTGTACTCTACGTAACAGGACAGAGTGAGACTCTCACAACAGAACAAGAAGAAGGACTGGTAATTGCATTTGAACATGCACTAGTCCAAAGTGGATTTGTACTTGAACTAGAGGAGGATGAAGAATGAGCGTTAGAACAGGTGGTTCAATGTCATTTGTTGCAGGGCTAATGGCACCTCGTAAATTTGATTTAATTCTAACAGAATACACCACTACATTCATAACTAATTATGGGTACTTTAGTGTGGCTCCAGACGGTACAGAGGTCTTTCAGAGTAGAACAGAAATAACAAAAGACTCCTCTGGTAGAGAAATTAGAATACAACTTTTTACAACACAAGACGGGATATTTAGCTAATGGCGTTTCAATTTAATCCATTCACATCAAACCTAGACGCAACAGGTGGCGGTTGTATAGACCCTCACACTGAGGCCCTGTTCCAAGTAACTGTGGACATAGCAAATGGGATTGACCTAGCTGCTACTTATATGGTAAATGATCTTGGAGAACTTTTAATTAACGATTCTGGACAACTCTTGGAGGAGTAGAATATGGCAACGCACAAAGAACAAACAGACACAGAAGGTCTCCACAGACCAAAAGATTTTGATGCTGCTAGTAATAATACAGCACTAATTAAAAATGGTTCTGGTACACTTGAGTACCGTGACCTCACAACCCTTGGTGCAACAGGACCTTCCGGTCCTTCAGGAACTACTCTGTTAAGCGTTTCAGTATTAGATATAGATAACCCAGACCTATCAGCGCAAGGCGGCGTGTTAGGTGATTCCATAGTTGTTTATGAAGTAGTAGCTTTAGGTGAAAATAAATCAAGGCGATATGTTTTTGATACAGAAGTTATTACTGCTGACGCTCCGAGAGTTGTCACAGGTGATTCTGGTACTTGGGTATTAGATGAGATTAGTACAGCTAGTACACTTCAATCTGCTTATGACAACAGTACCGATCCTGAAATAACTACAGATGCAACTAATGGAGCAGTGACCTACAAACAAGGTTCAGGTGCTTCTGTTAATCTCTTAGAGTTTGAAGATAGCTCTGCTGTAGATAAGGGTCGTATTGCAACAGACGAGTGGAAGGTTAACACACAGGCTTACTCGTCAATGAATACCCTATCTGATGCAGCTACCATTGCAACAGATTGTTCGGCTGGTAACGTGCACGAAGTCACTCTAACTGACAACAGAGCACTAGGTGCACCTACCAACTTAAAAAATGGTGCTACATACATTTGGATAATTACCCAAGATGGAACAGGTAGCAGAACGCTGTCTTATAATGCGGTGTTTAAGTTTCAGGGTGGTACAGCTCCAGTGCTTTCAACAGCAGGCAGCTCAGTAGATATATTAACCGGAGTATCAGACGGAACTAACGTCTATTGCTCACTAGCGGGAGACTTTCAATAATGTTTACTTTTCCTTTTACTAACTTTGCAGGAGGCTCATTATTTATTAATGAATATTCTGCTGTGTTCAATGGCGTTGATGCGTGGATCAACTGTGGTCAGGCTGCTCCCTTTGCCCATAACGTGAGCTTTAGTTACGAGTGTTATATAAAAACAAGTAGCGCAACTAACATGGCCCTAATGGGTAAAGTCTTGGGCGGCGGTGTTCGAGGCAGCTCTATGAAGATGAGTTCGGGTAACATACACATGAAGCTAACTAACTCGCTTACTACCAGCGATCTAGAAGTTCATACAGATGCAGTATTTGATGATGGACTATGGCATCACGTTGTTACTACCTACGATGGCACAAGCCTTGCTAGTGGTATCAATATCTATGTAGATGGATTTCTTAGATCGACTACTACAGACCTTGATACGCTTACTGGAACAATTACAAGCTCTGCTAACTTTGGCATTGGTGCAAGGAACGGATCAAACCACTATGTTGATGGCCAGTTAGATGAGGTTGTAGTCTACGATAAAGAACTAAGCCAAGCGGAAGTTACATCTAGATTCAATCTTGGGGTATTCTCAGACCCATTAAAAGAGTCATTTTCGGCCAATGTTAGTCACTACTGGCGATTAGGTGATGGTGATGATGATGCTACAACTACCTATGATCTAGCTAGTACCTTTGACGGAACGCTTGCCAATATGGACGCTTCCAACTATATAACAGACGTTAGGCCAGCTCCCGGCTTCAGTGTCTTTGCTGCCTCTCTTAATGGGACAGACGAATATATCAACATGGGCAATGCGTTTAGCTACACCGATAATCTCAGTGTGTTCTTGTGGGTTCAAACAGGCAACCTTACAAGCAATAGGACTATATTCAGCAAGCGACACACAGGCATTAACCAAAGAAGCTGGGCGCTTCGAGTGACCTCCGGTGGCAAGATTAGGGTTTATGTTAGCTCTGATGGTGGCGGTACAAATGAAAAAGACTACACTAGTACTGATGCCGGTCATATAGAGAACAACGGCTGGCACCTTGTAGGCTTTACCTTCGCATCAGGTACGCTAAAGCTCTACGTTGACGGCTCAGAAGTAACGACCAGCAAAGGCTCAGACCCAACGGTGTCTGCCATCCATGCGGGAACCACTGATATTAATGTAGGTAGACAGAGAAGTGGTATTGAATACTTCCCCGGAGATATCGACGACACAACTATATGGACAGGGACAGTTTTATCGGATGCTAATATAGCTACCCTCTATAACTCTGGCTTACCTTCAGACCCAACGACATTATCACTAGCTGGAACTCTTGCCCACTGGTGGCGTATGGGTGACGGCGATGACGCTACAACAGTATATGACAATGTTGGCTCTGCTGACGGAACGCTTGCCAATATGGACGCTTCTAACTATACAACGGATGTACCGAGCTAATGGAAAAAGTTTACGTAGTAATACCAACAGATGATATTGTGCAAGAGATGGTTGAAGAGTCTTGTCACACGGAGGCTACCTTCAGAAGAAGCCTTGATGGAGAGTTGTCTATATTAAAGTTCTGTACCCCTTTTCCAAACACGATGGGTGGGAGAGAGAAGAAGAGTCACGCAGAAATTCTGGCCTACCTTGCTGCCAACGCTGCTGATTGGGAGGGCGAGTAATGGACACAGAACAGATGCTGTACGAGATAATAGACAGGGTTGGCAAGACTCAGGATGATATGAGGGATATATTGGTTGCAATGCAAGCCGATCTAAAATACCATATAAAAAGAACAGACCTACTCGAAGAACAAGTGGAGTTACTGCGTACTGAGATAAGGAAACCTTTCCCTTGGAAACCAGTTGCTGCCATAACTACAACCATTGCCGCCATTATTGGAACAGCTCTAAAAGTATTAGGTCAATAATATTAGTGGGTTGTAAAATAGTACTTGACATTTGTGTTTAGATATGCTATAATAAAGGAGTGACATGAAGTTCATAACAACACACCCTAGATTCACATACCTCCTAGCAGGACTAGCTATGGGGGTAGTAATGTCGGCTTTCACGATCCATGAAACTGACAAATATACTAGTCGAATGGAGAAGACCATTGAGCGTAATATTGAGATACATCAAGAATATGTGGAACGAACTAGTAGAACCATTGAGAAATACAAGACCGAAAACAGGAAACTTAAGAAGAGTTCCAATACCTACAAGATTGTGCACCCCGATGGAACGGTTGAAACACGAACAAGCTCTAGCTCAGAGTCGGAAGAATCAATCTCAACTGAAGTAAAAGAGCGTTACGAGAAGCAGATCGAGGAACGAATGTCCAGATTTGAAAAGACCCTCTTGCGGGAAATAGCAAACATAACAAAAGAACAAAAATACCTCTCAATCGGGGTAGGATATACCACTGAATTGGAGTACTACGGAAGTTTAAACTACACCGTATTACCACCATTCACAATCAACGGCTGGGCAACACAAGGTGGCACGGTGGCAGTTGGAATCGGAGTAAGACTATGAAAGACCTTATGGAGAACCTGAGTCAAGCAATGGGTTCAAACCAAGAAGAGGAAGAAGACCTCGTAAAAAAAGAAGATGCAGCCAAGGAAGTTAAATTCAATAAGAAATTTAAGCGGCTAAAAAAGAGTAAAAAAGCAAAAGCAGATGAAGCAGCTAGATCAGGTCTTAAAGGACCAACCCCAGAGAAACCACAGACAGGAGCAGTATAATGGGAACACGAAATTACGGCAGTATAACTCCTGCTAACACAGTAGATTTAGATTTAACTGAAGACGTAGTAGCACTTAGGGCAGCTTCTAATGCGGTCCTGACTGTAATAACCTATGCTGACTCGGCTCGTACCATAGCAATAACAACCGCACCAACGCCAGCAACAGTTGTTGTTGTATCTGATAGAGCACTAGGTCGTTACGTACGTATAACAAGCTCCGGTGCAACCCGTTTAGACGTAATCGTAGAAAGAACTTAATGTCAGATGATCGTAAATTATATCTTGCGGCACTGAAGTTAAAACGAATAAGAGAAAAGAACATCTGTTATGACCCACTTAAACTGGGAAGTAGACCAACAGAGAAGCAAGACGAGATACTGAAGGACCAACTACATCGTATTCTGTACGTGGTTGCAGGTAACCAGAGTGGAAAGAGTACCCTTGGTGGTAGACTTACTGCGTGGTTTTTCAATGAAACACATCCGTACTGGGAGAGACCAAACTCAAAACATTGCCACCACTGTAAATCAGAGAACTTTGAGCCAATTGAAAATAGTGGCGGTGAAGAAGAAGAATTTAGGTGTCTTGATTGTAAGAAAGTTTGGTGTAACTGGGGTGATGAACCTCTAACACTTCTAGTTTCAGGTAAAGTATCTAAGATGGTAACTGAACTTTGGGAAAAGAAGATCAAAGGTTTCTTAGAACCCGGAACTTACAGACTAGCAAAAGACGGTAACGCCCTATCCAGTGTAACTCATCTAAAGAATGGTAACAAGATTATCTTTCTGAGTCACGAAAAGGCAATAAAAAGTAAAGATAAAATCCAGAGTTACGTAGCACACTTTGTATGGATCGACGAAATGCCGGATCATTACATGTACCTTGAAGAAGCAATACAGCGTATCACTTCAAAAAAAGGTAAAATGGTAGTTACAATGACTCCAAAGACTTCTAATCCAGAAGTTAGAGATATGATTGATGGTGTTGATTCTCGTGTTGGACGTAAGTATCAGTTCGGTAAGCTAGATAACCCAATCTTTCAAAGTCCAGAAGCAGTTGAAACTGTAATGGCCGAAGTAGCAGGTCTTCCTGAATCAGCTAGAAATGCTGTACTGTACGGAGACTGGATGGATGCAGATGATTCTGTGTTTCATTTTGATCGTAGCAAACATATACACTCTCTTCCAGAGGGATACAGTACTAGCCAAGAACACGTAATGGCTTACGACCCTGCTGCATCTGGTAAAGGTGGGCTGGTAATGGCTGTTAGAACAGATTCTGGTTGGCATGTAAACAAGGCTAGTTACACAAATGGCGGCAAGGCGTATTCTGATTTAGTTGTGGACATTGATCGACAGATTGCACCATACACAATTAGTCGTAAAGTATATGATGTACATGAGACTAACTTTATACTTGAGTTCAACAAGCTAAAGAAAGTTCCGGGAGCGTTGCAGAATAATGATCCTTGGCTTGCAGTTAAAAAACATAGTAGAAAATTAGAGCTGATTACAAACTTACAACAAGCAATGCTGGATGGGTGGCTTACATTTAGTCCAGAATTACACGAGTTGTTTAATGAATTTACAGGTGCTCAATGGAATGCAGCACAGGACGGAATACAGGGAAGTCAACATTTCCACCTGTTAGACGCACTTCAATACCTTATTGATCTATTGCCAAACAAGAAGCTGTTTAAGCCTAAGATGACAAGAGATCAACAGATAATGCAAAAGATGCAACTACAAGCATTTGCGCCAAAGAAGAAGAAGTCTAAGATGATGGTTAAACGAAGAGGACGTAGATGATAGTCAATGTACTTACTGTGTTGTTTTGTACCTACATACTACTTAGAGCAAAACAAAAGCACGAAGAAGATGTCAGAACCCTGAAGATTGTTAGAGAAGAACGAAGATTACGTAAACCTTGGAGGCACCGTAAACTATGAAATTAAACTTGAAAATAACGATGCCTGATAGAGCACCCAAAGAAGAAGAAGAATGTGAGCATTGTAACCAAGTTCACGATCACTACGCAAGATGTGAAGGATTTGGTTTCGACCATTACCAAGAACCAGCCTATGAAACACCACAAGTTGAAGACTCTAGTTACTTGAAAAAAGCACTAGCTCAATTTAAGAAGAAGAGGGCTAAGAAGAATGCTAAAAATTAAACAATGGTCACAGGCCGAAGCATCGAAGAATCTAAAGGTTCGTTTTAATGATGCAAAACAAATGAGAATACAACAAGAGCATCAGTGGCGTTACAATGAAGTACTGTTGTACAACGCTCTTTCTGAAGAAACGTCTGATTACAAAGGACCAGTTACGGCTGACATCCTTCAAAGGGTCTTTACTCCAGAAAATGAAAATGAAACAGGTGTTAATTACTTGTTCAAACATCACCGTTTTTTAAATGCACAAATGAGTGCTAACCCGCCAAGTGTGCAAGCTCGTCCAACCAGTAGTGATCCTGCTGACAAGAGAAGGGCAGACACGGCAGATCGTCTTTGTAGACACGGTATCAGAGCATACCAAATGCAAGAGAAGATTGACCTAAACAACGGACAAACTCTACTGTACGGAACAGGCTTTATTAAAACTAGCTTTGATCCTAACGCTGGTGAGATTGTAAGTTTCGATCCTGCTGCTGGAATGCTAGAGATGTCTGGTGATTTTACAATGAAGCCTCTCACAATATGGGACATCTGGCTTGATCCACATGCTAGAAACTGGGCTGATGTTGAGTACGTATTTGAACGTGTGTGGTATTCGCTAGATGAAGCTACTATGAAATGGCCTGACAAAGAAGAATTATTTAAGAAAGCACAAAAAGACTTACAAGACGATACATACAAGCAAGAGCAATACGGAATTGTGCAGTTACAAGAAGTACGTATTCCCATTTTTCACTACTACGAAAAAGGTCTTCCAATCAATGGAATGCAGGGTAGGTATACATGTATGCTTGAAGATGCAACACTTCTTCAACCATGTGACACCAGCCCTCACCGTTTTTATGAGCCAAGTAATGACCCTGCTGAAATTAGAGAACAAGTAGACGCAGAGGCAATGGGATTTGAAGTTGACCGTGGACCAGAAGTTGCAATGCTTCCATACCATATTCTTACTGACATAGATGTAACTGATTCTGTGTACGGAAAGAGTTTTATTGAGTACGGTGCTCCGGGTCAAGAAACGATTAACAGACTAGACTCTCTTACAATGGAGAACATTGCAGCACATGGTTACTGTAGAATGGTAATTGATGAAGGTGCTGATGTCTCAGAAGACTCTATTACAGATACTCCTTGGGAAATCGTTAAAGTTACTGGACAAGCTCCACACTTTATCGAGACACCAAAGTTAATGCCAGAAGTTGCTACAATGCGTGACCGTCATGCTGGTGGTGTTGATGACATGGCTGGAATCAATGATTCAATGTATGGTAAACAAGAACGAGAGCAATCTGGATTTAGTATGCAGTATGCAACTAATCAAGGTAATATGATACGCAGACGTATATTTAACAAATATGTATTACTTGTTGAAGGTATATACCGTAGTTACCTAGCACTAATACAAAGACACTGGAAAGATGACCGTACAATCAAAGTACTTGGTAAAGAAAAAAGCTACCAACTATATGATGTAAAAGGCTCAGACATAATGGGTGGATTTGATTTAGTTGTTGAGTACGGTAGTAGTCTTAGTTTAGACCCTACCTCCAGACGAGAAGAGATTATGGCCCTGATGCCGCTCTTTGAAAAAGCTGGTGTAGAAAACAGACAATTAATGTCAATGCTTAAGCTGAATGAACTAGAAGGACAACACGACCTATTAGGACTAGCAGCAAGTAGACAACAAGAGATATTTGAAAGAATCATTTCAACAGAAGCATATGTTAAGCCTAGAGAAATGGCAGATCATAAAAACATGCTTATTCACTGTAACGAGTTTGTAATGACAGCAGAGTTTAGAGACCTTGATGCCAAAATTCAGATTCTAATTGAAAAGCATATTGAAGATCGTGTGAGTCTTAGCCAAGGTAAATCACCTGACGCAGCTCCACAGGCAGCAGAACCACAACCAGCAGGTGCTCCAACGGAAATGCCAGCAGGACAGGGTGGATTAGAAACACCGGGAATGGGGGGAGGTGCTCCACTTCCAAGTAGTCCTACCCCAACACCACTACCAGAACAGTAACCCCAATACAGGGGTTTACCAGCTACCTTTCGAGGCGTTGGAATTAAGTAGTAGCCATCCGAAAGGACGTTACAAAGGAGTAAAGAATGGCAGACGAAAAAGCTCAAGCAGAAACAGCATCAGTACTAGATGGGGCATATGCCGCTTTTGGAGGAGATGTTGAAGACTCAGCAGAATCATTTGAAGATTCAGAAGAAATTGAAGACTTAGATGAGGTGAGCACAGAGGACGAAGACGAGGAATCTGAAGAGAGCGTAGACTTTTCAGAGGATGAAGAAGATGATGAAGATGACCTTGAAGAAGAGTCAGACGAGCTACCTTCAGTAATCACAGTCAAGGCCGATGGAAAAAACGTGAAGATCGACTTTAATAATCGAGATCACATAACACGAGTGTACCAGAAATACGTGGCACAAGCTCGTTACCAAAAAGAAAGAGATGACTACAAATCTCAACTTGATGGAATAAAGGCATCCGACTCAGCAGAATCAAAAGCAGTCGAAATGGTTGCCCTTCTAAATGAGAACATTGAAAATCCTAAAGAGCTACTTAGGTTATTCACAGGCGGCACAGAAGCTGCTGAAAAAGTTCTTACAGATTGGCAGAAGGATAACGACAGCTTTGCGCTACTTTCAGAGCCAGAACAAAAGGCTTACCTCAACGCTAAGAAGCAAGAGGCAAAACAAAAGGATTTGGATAAGAGAGAAGCAGCACTCAACCGTCAGGTAGAGGATTCAGAGAGTAAGAAGTCTAACGCAGAATTAGCAGAACAACAGTCACTTGTAACTAGTGCATTTGAACAGCACAGGTTTAATCAAGAGTCTGACCCAGATGAAGCCCTTAAACTAGACAAAAGATTATGGAATGATGTTATATCTAGATTAGGTGAATACGAAAGTGTCAACAAAGAAATCATCAACAAGGAAATGAAGGATGCTGCTGACGAATTACGTAGTCTACTTGGAAGATCAGCTAGGGTAGCCGCTAAGAAAACAAAAACAAAAAGCAAAAAACAAGCAAAGAAAGCTGTAGCAAAAGCTGTTGCAGTGGAAAAAGAAGACAAACCAACTGGTGACTTCATGGCCGATCTAATGTCCGCTATGAACCCAATGAACTAATTTTAAGGAAAACAAATTATGGCAACAACACAAATTGATGCGTCAGCAGCCCTCGGTAAATTTTTACAGAAGGTATACTCTGATGGTATTACAAATCAAATCTCTGAAGACTTCCGTGACTGGGAAATGGTAAACAAGCTAAAGGTTTCTGACCAAGCAGCCCGTTCTGTCGATTTCTTAATCAACAAGACTTATGGTGCTCCTGCTGTCGAGTGGAAGACCTCGGGTTCTGTCGCTCTTCCAAGTGGCTCTCAGTCTAGTACTGAAGAAGGTTCTGCTGGATTCAACCAACTTTACTCTACAGTTGAATTAGAGTATGATCTTTGGGAACGTGCAAAGTCTGGCGCTAAGAAGTATCTCGAGCCTCTTGCTCACGAAATCCAAAACAAAGGTATCGTTCAAAAGCGTATCCTTTCTGCTAACTTCCACCTTGATGGAACTGGAATCATGGGAGAAGTTGTTTCTTCCGTAGCTTCCGGTACTAGTCGTGTACTTACTCTTGCAAGTACTGACACAAGCCGTGGTGGAGAGCGTTACATCGAGTTCGGTGACGAGCTAAAGGTATATACAGCAAACGCTGGTGTAGGTACAACTACTTTAACACTAGTTGTAGATGATAAAGATCGTGATGCAAATACCATCACTGTTTCTGATAAATTGGGTGCCTCTCTTGCTCTTGTAGCGATTACAAGTACAGACATTCTTTACCGTAAGTCTGCTACTCCTTGGGACCAAGGTTCTTACACTAACGGTACTGATGAGTACAACTCTATTTCAGAAGCAATGCCGGGATTAGAAACTCTTACTGCGGTTGATGGTCGTAAGATTCACAACTTAACACTTGACGGTGTTTACAAAGGTGAGCACTATAACGCTGGCGCAGCTCCAGTAGATATCTCTCACATCCAGAAGTCTATGGATCGAATTAAGACTCGTAACGGTTCTTCTTTTAAGTACCAACAAGTTCTTTGTGCTCCTGAAACTCTTAGTGCTTTCATTGAAAGTAACGAAGCTGATCGTAGATTAGTTGCTAACACTGACAAGGAACGTGGATTCAAAGGATTCTGCTTTGTTCATGGTAGCGATCAACTTGAGCTTGCGAGTTCTGAATTTGCTGGTGATAAGCGTATGTGGGTTATCCCTAACGGTGCTGCTGGTCAAGACTGTCTTGAACTTCACGGTAAAGACTTCAAAGAAATCAATGTCGGTGGCAGTGAGTTTTTAAAGCAGAACGGTAGTGGAAGCTATGAGTCAACTGTTCAGAAATTTATGATGGGTTACATGACAATGATCTGTAAACGTCCGGGCGCAATCTTGAAGATTCATAACTTCGAGAACTAGAATACAAATTAGGGGAATGGGGTACTGGGAATAATTTCAGTATATCCCTCCTCTTTCTCTTGAAAGGAGAACACAACATGGCAACACGTATAGCAAGACCACCTTTTAGAAGGAAAACTGGTTTACGCATAAGTAAAGGCGAAGCAGCCTTAGAACACGCATTTAAAGAAAGAGACATAGAAGACGTTGGTGATGTCGCCACTCTAGAATTAAGTAGAGTTCCTGATATTATCGTTGTTCCTACTCTATCTCAACCTGTTGTTATTGATATCGTCGTACCTGCTGGTGATCCAATCGCAACAGATCGAGTTGTTATGGTATCCAATACTTCGGCTAGTACTGTACAAATCAAAGTAAAGGGAGGTATGGGTGCAACTGCTTTAGCGGCAGGATTAACTGGTCAATACCTTATACGAGATTCTAGTGCAACCACTGTTCCAACGAAGTTATTCGTAGAAGAAACAGAAGCCTAATACGCAGGGGGGTCTTCGGACCCCCACCTCACTTAAAAACAATATTCTAAGGAATTAAATATATGAAAGTACTCGGCAAAATATCAGAAACGGTAAGGGTAATCTTTAGAGGACTTACTCGGATTGTTACAATTGATCCAGATGTCACCTATACTCCTTCTGGTAATGTGACCGTTGCTGCCAGTACTGCTGTAGCTGGTGATGGTTCTACACTCTTTGACACTGAACTGGCCTCCGGTCAATCAATAACAATAGGAGGTGAAACAAGAGTCATAGACGTAATTACCGACCTAGATACAATGACTGTGACTGTTGCATTTACTGTTTCTACTGGACCAGTCTCCTTCACAGCAACACCTCACACAGACAAAGTTTTAACAGTTAAAAGTAATGGTAACGCAACAGACGAAATTACAACAAACACAGAAACACAAACCCTAACAAATAAAACAATTAACTCTCCCCGAATAAATGAAGCTGTAGACCTACTATCAACCAGTACAGAACTAAACCAACTTGATGGAATCATTGTTGGAGGTACTGGTGCGACAGATATTGTTACTCTCTCTTCTGGACAGATTCTTACAAATAAAACTCTAGGTGACACAAACACAATTAATGCTCAGGATGATGCGTTTACAATTGATGATGCAGCAGACCCAACACTTCAAATTGACTTTGATGCTGCTGGTACTACTGGTACAAAGACAACAATTACAAGTTCTCAAACAACAAACAAAACGGTGACTCTTCCAGATGCAACCGACACTCTTGTTGGTAAAGCAACACTCGACGAACTCTCAAACAAAACACTAGTTTCTCCAAAAATATCAGATGCAGGTACTTATGATCTTGTAGTAACTAGCTCAGATGGTGCTCTTAACACAGCAGACCGTACTCTTAGCCTCGACGTAAATGATGCAAACAGAACAATTAACCTAGCACAAGACCTTATACTACAGGGTGGGGTAGCTGTTGATATTAATCTGGTTAGTCCTGAAGAGGGAGATGCCCTCCTTTATGATTCAGCTTCTGGCGAGTTTCAGAACAAACCAAGTGGTGACGTTTCGTTTCAAATTCAGTCAATGCAGACAGACGGTTCTTGTCTCATCAAAGGTGGTACAATCCTTGTTGATTCAGGAATGGAGATTGTTACTTATGATGGTGCAGGTGCACTTAGTACAGACATTGAAGTTGATATTACAATTGATCTAGATACAGTCGGCGGATTCGGAGATTCTGATACACCTTCAGGTACAGCAATTTCGTACATATATATTGATATGGATTCTCTTGGACTTGATCTACTTATTACAGACAATGGAAGAACGGTTCGTACAGTAACTGAGTCAAACTTTGTGGTTAAAACCTCACAACCGAGTAACATAGACTTTAACAGATTTATTCCTGTTGGGTATGCACAGTATGACACATCTCAGTGGGCAGTTGGTCTTACTGATTTTGGTACAACTGGTCGAAGAAGACACGATACAACAAATGTAGTTACAGCAGCTAGTTCATATCAAGTAAGCGATACTGCAACAAACATTGATGCCGCTGCTCCTTTTGCACACGGTATAGATGGTGTTCCAACTAATGCAATACTTCTAGTTGAAGATACTGGCGAGTGGGAAATTCATGATGTTGGCGCATATTTCAATGTAACTAGTACACAAGTAATATCTACAGGTACAACACTTGCAAGTATTATTGGTGGAAGTACAAATGTAAAATTAGCCTTTGCAAATGGAGGCGTGGCAGCAGGTGCTCAGAGTTACGTAACTGTTGAAGGTGCTTCATATCCTTATACTGCTGGTGCTCAAGAAGAAGTAATGGTAGATTCTAGTGCAGGTGCATACACGGTAACACTTCCTGCAAACCCTCTCCCCTCTCAAAGAGTGCGGGTGGTGGATGTAGGTGACAACGCTGCTGTTAATAACATTACAGTAGGTAGAAACGCAAACCCTATTGAAGCAGTTGCCGCAGATTTTACAATTGACATATCAGGAGTACACGCAACTTTCGTGTATTCAGATGTAACAAATGGCTGGGAGGTCTTAATATAATGGCTAATTATTCAGATAAAGCAAATGCAATTGCACTACAACTGTCTGGTGGTGGAAGTGGAAGTGGCGAAACTAATTACGTAACAAACGGTAGTGGTGCTGTTGCACTGGACAGAACAGGAACAAACGACGAGGGTGACTGGATTGACAGTAACGCATCTAACTTCACAGCTTCTGTTACTACAACTAGTGCCGAACTTCCACGGGAGTTTCTAACTACAACAGCAATTAAATTTAAACCAGTTACAACTACTGCTGCTGATTACGTGCGGTACAGATTTCAAATTGGTGAAGCAGATAAAAACCGTAAACTTAAGATTCAGTGGGCACAACTGGTTGGAAGTACTGTTGTAAACGACGAGTTTAAAGTAGAACTCTGGTCAGGTACAGATGCAACTTATGCGACAACTACTGAGGTTCCTCTGAGTGGGGATGATACTTCGGGCGATTCTTTCATTAAAGCAACTAACGGTGGATATATTAATACGTTCAGTGCTGGGAGCGACGACTACTACGAACTTAGGATTGTAAAGGTAGGAGTACTGGGTGTTGTAAGTACTGACTGGATTAGTCTTAACGATGTTGTGATTGGACCGGGAAGCATTACAGCTAACCTTGATCCAAGGTGGCCAAGGTATACCGATGCCGACTTCTCAATAACAAGCAACGCCACTAGCTTTAGTATTCACCACGCAGAGGCGATGCCATACCAGCTCACAGACGGCTCTTGGCGCATGACCTTCAACTTTGCAACAACAAACGACAGTACCGCCGACCAGAGTATTACGTGGACAGGCGTTACTTTTGAAGCAACAACTAACTTCATCCAATCGCTTTCAATGCTTGCTGGCGGCGCAGCTCAAAACACTAAGGCGTTTGCAAATCCCAACACCTCCACTATTACAACCGACACAGACACAGCCAACACAGCAATCCGAGTGTCGGGCGATGTAGCCCTAGAATCCAAACCCACATGGGCAACCAAATCCGCACCTGATACTTATTTAGGCAAGGTGCCTAGTGTTGTTACTGGTTGGACCAGTTCTACCGACTTCACAGCGTCTACAGGATATGGTGCTAGTGCCGAAGAGTATTACTACAAACGCTCAGGCGACGAGATGCACGTAAAGTGCCGAATAACAGTAGGAACCACCACAACAGAGAAAGCTTATGTCACCCTGCCAACCGGGTACACTCTCGACTTCACAAAGCTATCGGCAGGACTTCAATCAACCCACGTAGGAGAATGGACGAGCCTATCTACTGGGGCAAGTGTAGAGCCATATCCTTCGGGCACTAGGGCTGGGCGAGCCTTTGTTGATGACGCTGCCCCTAGTCGCATTTATCTGGCGAGATATGTGGACCAAAACAGGTTCGAGACTGGTGCTGTAAGTTCTATTTTTGGACCCGCTTCGGGCAGCATACTTGTGCTAAACTTCTCGGTTCCAATAGCTGAATGGGCTGGCGGCTCACAAGACACCGCAACGGTCGGCTTCGGAGAAGCTACTGAGGATCAACTAGGACTTAATAAGAAAAATAAGTGGGCGAAAAATGATTGGTCTACGTCTGCTTCAGACCTTAATTTTAACAACCTTACTATCGGAAAAACCTATAGAGCAACGGTTTACGCTATCCTACAACTCTCAGCAGATAGTACAGCGGAGTATGCACAAATAAAAATGAATCACGATAGTTCCGAGATAACTAAAATTCAGCTTCAGCTCGATCAAGTGAATAGCTCTAATGATAGCAAGAACATAACGGCGCAAGCCGATGTGATTTTTGAGGCTTCAGCAACAACTGTAACGTTTGTTAGTGGTACTGGAGGCAGTGGCGGTATTTCTGGAGCTTACTCTATGATTGAGGAACTTAACAACTATGAGTCAGAAACAACAGACTTTACTTAGGAGCACCCTTGAAAATACACAAAGGTGATTACCTAACATTCGCAAGCATCGGAAACGTAGCTGGCTGGAAATCCTGTGAACTCAGGCCCGGAATATACCGGAGACATCCTGACTTGGACCCTTCAGAATCTAGGAGTGACATCTCACGGGATGGTTACTTAGGTGTACTTTGGAGGTCACTGGTAGATGGAGACACTGCCCGAATTGACCGGATTCTAGGAGCAATCTTCAAAACTGGAGGTACGGTTGGTGAGAGAGGTAACTTTGACTACATTAACATTTTACCCTTGCTACCATTGTTTTTAGCAGCAAGATTTAAACTAATGCCCTTTCTCCCTCTAGTGATTCCTGAGCAATTTACAACAGGATTTAGAGCCCACCTAGTTGCTCTCACAATTATGATTGAGCTAGAAGCTGGTTGCAGCGGGTGGACTAGCCGGAGAGCAATTCGCAAACTTGTGTCGGCAAACCCAGAGAACCCTCTGTTTTTGAGCATCCTCTGTAGAATGCTGGGAACGTCACAAACTACTACACTAGATTTACTCGCCCAGACACCACCAGAAACCAGTCCTCACGGATGGGGAAGTTGTCCGTTTGAGATATTTAAAACACTTACGCAACACAATATAGGAAATACAAACCATGGCAGATAAACTAATTAGGGCAAACGGAAACATTGTAATTAATGATGACAGAAGCTCCAGTACAAGTAATGATCGCTGGGACATTGGTGATGTTCGTGCATCCTTACTTACCCGCACTCAATTCCAAGCACGCAACGGAACTGATTGGGAACTGCTGGACGGAACAGACGTTTCTGGGAGTGCTCTTGATACCTTGGTTACTCTGGGTTCGGGTTCGGGACTACTTCCAAACGCAACAGGTAAATTCATGCGTATGGATGATGGTGGACAGGATGCTCAGACACTTTCTGCCACTCTTTCTGGATCAACTCAGGGTGATGCGATGTTCTCACACACTCACTCAGGCCCAAGCCACACTCACTCAGGTCCAAGCCACAGTCACAGTGGTACTAGTTTATATGCTAAAATAAATGTCGTGGACGGAAAGATTTATCAAGACACTAACGGCACCAACTTTACTGCTGATAAGCGTAGTGCTGACACAGGCTCAAACGCCACCGGCTCTTTTAACATGACAGATTCCACAAATATTGGTGGAAATACTGGTTCTGGTGGTACGGGTAGCACAGGATCAGGCGGTACAGGTAGCACAGGCGCAACTTCTACAGGTTCGGGAGAAACAAGACCTGTAAACATTACAGTGAATTACTTCGTAAAGATTAACTAACAGACCGTTATTACTAGGTATTTGAGAAAGTACTTGACAAATGACGTAGAACATGCTATAATATAACTAACCCCTCATTCCGAGGGTAAGGAGAACAAAATGGGACCAGATTTAAAAGGTATGGAAATGCCACCAGCACCAGCAGGAGCTGAAGGAGCAGAAGAGGAATTTGATTTCGGTGAAGAGTTTGAATCCGAAGGTGAAGAAGAAATGGGCGAGAGTCCAGACTTAGCAGAAGTTTCAGATGAAGACCTCATCAAAGAAATGGAAGCACGTGGATTTCTCGTAGAGGATGAGGTTGAGGAGACGGGTGAAGTCGTCGATGAAGAGGCTGAAGAACCAATTCTGTAAAGGTTACTATGTATTATATCTACGCACATTACACAGAAGATACTAATGAGCTGTTCTATATAGGAGTAGGTCAAGGTGGTCGTGCAAATACTATCTCAGGAAGAAATGAGTACTGGAGTCGTATTTATAAAAAACACGGCAGAACAGTAAGTATATTTCCTCATAGATATAATAGTAGAGAGATAGCGGTTCAAAGAGAAGTCACACTACAAGTCTTACTTCGGCCTAGAGCCTGTCTTATCTATGGTGAATACGGTAACTCGTCACATACAGAAGAATCAAAGAAGAAGATGAGGAAGCCTAAGAGTAAGGTTCATTATGGAAGACCTTGTTCGGATCACACCAAGAAACGAACAAGTGAAGAGAACTCAAAACCTGTGATAAACTGTCGTGGCATTATATTCGACTCAGCTAAATTGGCAGCAGATTCTATAGGACAAGAGAAGTCTTCAGTGGCGAGGGCTGCTAGAGGCTTAGTGAAAACATCAGGAACCTATTCAGACGGTACTAGAATCCGCTGGAATTATATACAGAAAGAGAGGTAAGTCATCTACACCGTTTCAGATATGATTAGAACGATCAGGAATAAAATAGCAGAACAAAACACAACAAAGGTATCAGATGAGAATATCTTAGATTACCTCAACCAAGGACAGGATTTTGTTTTTGATTTGATTGCAAGACGTTATCCTGACATCTTAGGCAGTATTGCAACAGCAACTATCAATAGTGATGGAATTACATTTGACATGCCTGAAAATGCTTTTGAACAAAGACTAACAAGGGTCTACAAAAAAGATAACAACTACACCGTTCCACTTGAGCGTGTTGGATATCGTGAAATCTCAGATTTTGACGGTAGACAAGGTTATCCCACAAACTATGCAATCTTAAAAGATAAGGTATATTTACTACCTTCTTCTGATATAAGTTCGTATACGTGGAAGTATGCGTTTGTAGAAGACATTGAATCCTTTGTGAAACCACAAGGAAGAATCAAATCTGTTGTTATTGGTGACGGTTCTGTGGTGAATGCTAGTATTGTTGTTGATGCAATTGGTAGTGATCTTAGTATTCTTGATTCAAGTTACAACAGATACGCAAACATTGTTGATAACAAAACAGGTACAGTAAAGTGTACTCTGGAAATTAAAGCACTAGACACGGTTAATAACCGTATTACATTTAAACTTGCTCCTACTGCACTTGTTGATAACAAGACACTAGTGAACGTAATTCCTGCAACTGTAGGTGTTGACGATCATATCTGTGTTAGTTCTGGCTCCTGTATTCCTTACTTTCAAAAACCTGCATACAACTACATCATCCAATGGGCCGCTACCGAACTGAAGCGAAGTCTTGGTATGGACGCTCAAATGGAAGAAAACGCCCTCAAGAAATACGAAGAACAAATAGAAAAACTAAATAGTAAACGAGAAGGTTCAGCAAGAGTCTATCGTAGAAGAAATCCTAGAAGCGACAGAAGGTGGTAAACCGTGGTTAAGTTTCAAACAATACCTCACCCTAATATTGCACGAGGAATGGACACCCGTTCCGCAATCAAAAACATTCAAGAAGGTTTTGCAGAGGAAATCCGTAATATGGATACTAACTCTGCTGGCTTTGTTGAAAAACGTAAAGGCTACGAGTCCTATGTAGGTACTATTCCTCTCCGTGCAACAAGCATATCTGAAGATGCTGTTGGTGGATTTGATATTGAATTTGATGCTTCCATGTCTTTTTCTAACGTAACCTCTGATCCTGTACTGGGCAAAGGTAAACTATGGTGGGACAAGGATTCTGCTGGTACAGTGAGAACTCTTGATAGGGCTGCTGGTGTTATTACCTCAGACAACTCAGAGACCTTTGTGGTAGGACAAGCAATAAAGATTAAGGTTCCTGCACTGACTGGTACTTGGGGTGATTACACATTCACTACCACTACAGACGTTACTCCTGCTCTTGCTAACGCCAACAATTACGAATATGCACTTCTAGAAGATAAAGAAATCTACTGGGATGACTTCACAAACAATATATATAAATCAATGGTTAGTGGTACTGAAAAAGAATTTACAAAGACTGATCCTGCACTAGACATTCTGGTGGGTGTAGCAGTTAACAATGGCACAAATTATGAGCTAATCGAAACTGATCTTACCACTGTTGATGCTGATTCTGTAAACCACACAGTTACTACACCTACAGGAAGTGTACAGATTGCTAATTACCTTGTTGATCCTGACGCTACATTTAACTCTTACACAAGCATTGACAACACACTAGCTTCTGGGATTAAAACAATTCCAATTGCTCAGACCACTCACAACCTACCAAATAAAAACATTGTGTACCAAATATGGGAACAAGACACTGCTCCAAGTGCAACCCTCGGTACTCTAGTTACACCTGAATCTTTTGTAATTGATCCTAGTGGTGACATTACAATTACGATTGACTCAATTGCAGGTGGTGATTATACAGTTGTGTTATATGACGTTCCTGTAAGTAACACAGAAGTTACTGGTCTATCAGGAGCTGAAGAAGCCTTTGAACTTACTATTCCTGTGACCTCAGAGTTTGTCTTTGTACAGGCTTACTTACTAGGGGCAGTGCAAGAAGAAGTAAAACTAGATGCTGTAACAGTAGCTGGAGGTACGGTTACTTTTACTGTTAACCCACCTACTGCTGATTTTGACCTAAAGATTGTATATCTTGAAGGTAAAACTGGGTCCCCTAGTATCACAGTTGGTAGTGGTGGTGTACCCGATAGTACTCCTGAGTTCTGTATATACGGAATTAACCCTGATGACATCGTGTTTGAGGATAAAGCAGGACACATCAATGCACTGGACGAATACTCGGCACTTGCTCAAAGTGACCTTGTTGTTGGTATGGGAGGTAATCTATTTGTAGAAAGTACTGATTTTATCTTACCTTCCACCAGAGTAGATATCAGAGGAACTAGTGACTTTACTGTTTCATCAGAACCACAAACAGTTGTACCTGTGTTTGCTAATGTTGCAATTACAAGTATATCAAATACTGGGAGTACTGCTACATTTACGCTTGCCAGTGATCCCGGTCTATCTGCTATTGACAGTGAATATGTGACGGTCGCAGGTGCTAGTAATGCGGAATATAATGGTACGTTTAAAGTAGATTCACATACTGCTGCCTTTGAAGATTATACAATCACAGTCTCTGGTACATTTATTGCAGGAACTGAAACAGATACACCAGCCTTGATTTCTCAAGACTCTTTTCTCCTTCTTATGGAAGACACTGCCGGAGGACTTCAGGACCACAGCTTTGAGGTTGGCGATCTTATTACAAGCAATCAATTTACTTACACCCCAATTGTGCGTGAACTACCCTCTAACACATCAATTCGTATTGGTGGGATCACAGGGTCACAGGATGTGTACGCTGGTGTAACTCTCACAGGGACAAGAACTAGTAATGTAATTAAAACTCCTTACACGGTCTCTACATTTGTTAAGGGTGATGTACTCACGCTAGGTGGATTCTCTCGTAAATTTAGAGTGCTCGATATAGATGTAACAGATCAGGTCCATGCTGTAATGACACTCGACGAATCTATTACAGTTTCAGACTCTACTCTTGGAGCAAGTGTAACAGGTGTTAGTCTTGCTTCTAGGTGGCTTTGTGTTGAATTACCTGACTTAAATGATAGAACAGGTAAACACTTCATTGCTGCCTACAGTGCTCAAGAAAGACTTCAAACAGCAAAGATCAATGACTCCGTGTTTTATACAGATTACACAGGTGCTGTTATGAAATATGATGGTGCAAACCTGTACCGATCAGGTCTAATTGCTTGGCAACCACAAACACACTCATACGTTGACATTTCTACCGCACAAGAAAAGGTTGTTGTTGATAACTATCTTGTAACAGGTGCCTCAGACGAAGGTGACTTAACAGTTGATATCAAATTTGATAAGAACACAATGCCACCACTTCCTGCCAACAACCAGATATTCATTCACGGTGGAGACCAACTACAGGATTACAAACCAACCGAAGTACTAGATTATAATGAGACTGACTTTACTATTTCTGTAAGTTCTTCAGATATGGGAACTTCAACAAAGGCTAGTGCTACTTCTGCTGCACCGGCTGAGGCTTACGTTTTTACAGCGGATAAGTTTGGTAGTAGAGGTAATAGAATCCAATTAGTAGTCGCTGCTGGTGATACACTTGAAGATATAATAGGTAATTGGAATCTGGCTAATCCTACTAATACTGTGAGTCACGACCAGACTGATGACACACAGACTATTGCCGTTGCTGAGATAATTAACTTGTCAGGTGCGACAGGACCAAACCTACAGGCTAGTGTAGTTTATGAAGATATTATCTTCTACGCAGTTAATGCAGGAACCTTGGGAAATGATATAGACCTTGTTATAGATGGTACTGATGATACCGCAGAAAAAGTGAAAACAGCGCACAATCTAGCTAATCCTACTAATACTATTGATTACGTTGGTGATGGGGATGCGGGACCACTTACTCCCATTAACCCACTTGAACTTACTGGTGGTACGGTTGAGACTAATGTGACCATTCCTCAAAGTGCTGGTTACTATTTTAAACTACAAGCATATGACCGTAACAATAACATTGTAGCAAGTGCTGTTACAGACCACAGAGATTGCTACCTTACAATGCTTAAGACAGGCCGTGTGTATCACCGTCTAAATAGATTCCCTAAGTTTGATGCCTACCACTACGACCGTGTTGACCTTGAAGTATATCGGCAGAAATGGGCAGAGGTTCCTATTGCTGAGTTCTTTAAGATACGTACAATACCATTTGATTACTCTGAGTATCAAGCAACAACAGATTTATTGATATCTGATTCGCTAGGTAATACTACATTTAACAATCCAGACGATCTTGTGTCTAATGCTATTTCTCTTCAGACCACAGGGAATGCTCTTGAGCGTCCTCTCAGTTACGAAGAACCTCAAAAGAGTAAATATATTACTAGTATTGCAAACAGGATGGTACAGGGTAACATCAAGGGATATGATAAAATAGACGTTAGATTAGATTCTGATGCAACTACCTCTTTAGATGGAGTAACGGTTCTCGTTGGTGATGGTACAGTTAACACTGTATTTGAATTTCAGGAGTCTGCTGAGAGTTCTGCTCAAGTAATAGCTACCGTTGCAGATGATGCGGCAGGGTCTCTTACGTTTGCTGTGTCTGATGCCTCTGTTTATTCAATAGGTGATTGGGTACAGGTTTCTGCTACAGGTACAAACAACACAGCAGAGAAGATATCAGGTTTCGCATTAGGTTGGTGGAAAGTAACTGGGAAGGTTACAGGTAGTGGTACAGAAGAAGTCAATGTTGCGGGTTTCACAAGCAATACCGCTGTTTATTCTGCTACTGCTCCTAATTACCTAAACGAATTAAAATTATATAGAGCGGCAACCTCTGGTAATGTACCTGTGGTTAGTTTCACTGCCAGCGAGTTTAGACCGTTTCAAGGCACAAACGTACTGGATGTATCGCCTCCAAATGTTTCTGGTGTCCTAGACCTAACTCGTGCAATCAATACAGTACAAGCCCATTTAGAGACTCCTACGGTGTATGCTCGTAGTGGAGCTACTTTTGGCAGTGGTGTGTTTAATCTAACAAGTGCAGACACGGCTGGTTCAGTTAACTGTGTTGTCACTGCAAACGGGTATGACATGTCTGTGTATGGTAATAATATACTAGCACCAGATGGCAGTACAATGACCAGCACCGGACTAGTGTTTCCTAGTAGACTCCTGATCTCCCCAGAGAAGTTCCCAGAAACCTTTGACAATCCTCTTGCTGACTCCGCAATTTACTCCAATTCAATTGTAGATGTAAACGCAGATGATGGTGAAGAGATAACAGGGTTCGCAAGTTTCCTAGCGATTTCATCTAGTTCAGACTCACAGGTACAGAGTACTCTTATTGTATGTAAAAGCAGTAGTGTATATGCAATTGATGTTGTATCTAAGAGTCAAACAAAACTAGAGAGTTACGGTCAAGGTTGTACAATTCCTAATTCTATTTCAGCAACCGCTGATGGTATTATGTTTGCAAACAAATCTGGTGTATATGTTGTAACTAGTTCACTTGACATAGAATATGTAGGTAAACTTATGGAAGGTTACTGGAATGAGACAGTAAACACAGATCAAGTTGAAACAGAGGCTTACGGCTTTACTGATTCAAAGGATCGTAAATATAAACTAAGTCTTCCAGTAGGTAGTGGCACAACTAATTCTGAAACTATGGTATATGACTATATTACAGAACAGGGTGAATCAGGTAGTTGGTTCTTGTATGACTCGATACCAGCCTCAAACTGGGAGCAGACAAGCACAGATGTATTCTTTGGAGGGTATGGTGCCAGAGTATTCAAAGGACGCAACACGGGCGATTCTACGGATCACAGGGATGATGCCAGTGCTATTACTTCAGTGTTTGAATATAGTCCAAGAAGTTTTGGAGATTCAGGTGAAGAAGTATTAATGAGTGGTGTAATAACACATGTTGAAGAAGGAAGTGGAATCACGGTTGAAGAGGCTTCAGACATGAACAAGACCTATACTACATTAGACAGTATTACCAATGACGGTACACTTAAGAGTAAAGCTGTGAACAATACACCTAGTACACATAGTAGCTTATTTTACCAGATCAAGTATACACACGCCGTAAAGGATCAAGGTATGAAAATAGCTGGCATCGACTTTAGGGTTGCACCAACTAATGCTAAGAAGGTCACTGATGCTGGAGAATAACACCAGTGACTCCACTGGGTTATAAATTAGTGCTTGACAAATGTAAAGAAGTATGCTATAATATAGTAAAGAAACAAACGTAAGGGAGTAAGGGTTATGACAATTAAACCAGCGTCTACAGGCGGGTCATTAAATGATAATATGGCGAATGCCGCTTTTGAAGAAGCTAAGGAGGCACGTGCTGCGGCTGGTGGTGGTCGTGCTCAGAGTCCTGCTGATGCTGCTGGTATGGGTGCAAGCCCGGATCAAGCTAAGATGGCTGGTGTCAATAAGCCTACTGCTCTTAATCAAGCAATGACTCAAGCTAAGGCTGAGAAAGACCTGAAGCAAGAAGAACTGTATGATGCAATCGAACGTGAACGTAACATTGAAGATGAACAACTTACACCAGAACAAAAAGAAGCACAGAAACTAGCTGAGAGTTTGGAGGGACTGGGTTCCTTAGACAATCTAGTACAGAAAGCAACTGAAGAAGCCTTTGCCGATGTTACATACACAGCAGATTTACAGCTTGTAGAAGAACAAATGGAGAGTCTACTCCCTGAAGGTGCTCCTCCCGAAGCAGCAGAAGAAATCAAAGGCGCATTTAATACATATAACGAGATGTTACAAGACCCAGAACAAGGGATTGCTGCTGCAAATGCCTACCTTGTATCGCTTCAAGAAGGTGAGAATCCTCTAATTAACCCTGAAGTCAAAACAGAAACAATCCTAATGAGCATCGTAAACAGTGTTGACACTGACCCAAAGACAGCAGCAGCCCTCACAGCCTCTGCTATTGCTGAAGGTGTTGTGGACGTTGACGGGCTAACTATGGACTTCCTAGAGGAGCAAGGGTTAATCAACTTCCCTGAGAGTGATGACGATGAGATTCCTGAATTTGGTATGTCTAAAAATCAAATGATGGGAATACTTGGTGATAGTATGGGTGAGCTTACTGTTGAAGAGATTGGGAATATTATAGAAAACAAAGTACTGAGTGACATACACCAGACAGAGAACCTACAAAAGACCATTAGTGATCCTAACGTAAGTCCTGTTCTACGTGAAGCCCTACAAGGACAACTGGCTCAAATAGAAGCCTCCGGTATGGCAGCAATCGAACAAGATGCAGACGATGCAGCAGCTCAAGTAATGGCAGCAGGGTCTGTGTTGTTTGGTGGAGAAGTGCGGGAACTTAACGATCTACTATCTGATGATGGTATTGTGTCTATGGTTGATGATTTCCTAATGTTAGATGAAGAAGACAGAGCTAACTCCGATATGTTCAAGGATAACCCAGCATTTGCAAACACCATGACTACAGTATTCCAGAATGCTCTTGATGCAGGACAGGATTTTGAAGAGGCAGTTGGTGAACTTAAAGCTATTAACGACGAGAATGACGCAAACACGAAGAAAGAAAAAGAGAACATGCCTGTGAACCCGATTAATGGGGAGATACTGAAGTTGTTTGGGAAAGACGGTAAAGGACTTGTTGCAGAAATACCCGAAGCAAATGCTTTTTGGGACGAGGCACAGAACAGTAACGCAATCATGCAATCCATGAATCAGTGGCCCTCAGAGACAATTGCAGAGTTTGGTACTTGGATGGAGGCAAATGCTGGAGTTGATGGTGCATATGATGAGATGCTAGAAATATTAAAAGACCCGGAATCCTCTAAAGCCTTTATGGATGTTGCTAATATAGACGAGACACTCAAGGGTATTCACAAAGATGATCCAAATGCAAATCAACTACTAATGAATACTTTGTTTGGGTTTGCCGATGGTGGAGTAATTGGAGCAGGGTTTGGTGAAAATCAATTTACTTCCATTCCTACCCCTCCGGGAGCTGCTGGCTATCTAGACAAACTAAAGTTTGACGCAATGGGCGGTGGTAGAGAACAGCGAGAATCTTACGAGAAATTTAAAGATGTACTAGATGCCAACGGCGATGGAGTCCAAGACTCTCCAGAACAACTTAAAAAGAATATTGCGAAGTTTATGAAGGGCGGCGGCATGGAGGACATGATGGCCTCTGCTACATCTCTATCATCAGCTCGTGACTCTGCACAAAAAGAAGTTAACTCTACCAGTGATGCACCATTTCCGGGAGGCGAGAGTTCCATCTCCGTTCGTAATGATCTATTGTCGAATGGACTTATGAAGGGTGGGAAGCTAGATGTTGATGCGCTCATCAAGTGGGCATCGGGACAAAATAAAAATTCAAAATACCTAGAGTCTGTTATTGCAGCTATTCCGGGCGGTATTCCGGGTGGAAGTAAAAACTTAAGTAGTACATTAGGAAAAGAAATAGACCGATTAGCCACAGAAGAGTTTGAAGGTACTCAAGGTGATCCATTTGAAGACATGGAAAAATATATGTCTGATCCAAAGAGAAGTTCAAAAGGAAAAGAAGTTAGAGCTAACTACAGAAAAAATAAGAAGCGTGTTAAGATTGCAGAGAAAGCACTTGCTGACTATATAGCCGCAGCAAAAAGAGATGGTCGGACTATGGATGGAAATCAATATGCGGCCCTCCAGCGTAATGTAACACAATACAAAAAAGACCGTGATGGTTGGAGTGGTAAAAAAGCTTTGGATAAATATAACTCAGAGAACGCTGACCAGATTACAAGCGGGATGGAGAGCACACTAAAGACCCTAACTGATTGGGAAGCTAATGGTTCTCCTGCTCAGAAGCGTAAAGCAAAGGCAATGAAGAAAGAATATAAAAGAAGAGGATGGATGTAATGGGTAGTTTAGCAGAGAACGTACGCAAAGCGGCACTCGATAAGAACAACGCCAATCAACCAACTGGCACCAACACAGCAGACCTACAAACTCAGGCGGCAACAGGTGCTACTGGTAAGGGTCAAGCTGCTGGTCAGAATCTAAAGCAGTCTAACATTGCCGAACAAATCGGAATGGTTGAAGCTCGTGGTGCTCAACAAGACGTTGCAGTTGCAGGACTTGATAAGGCTTCTGCTGTTGCTGCAAAAGAAGCAGAGCAAGAAGTTGCACAGAAAGAGGTACAAGCCTCCAACCGTGTAAAAGAAATGCAGATGGAAGCAGAACAAGCCGATGAGATGGATTCTATTATTAGTGGTATGAAGTATGCAGATGCAGAACTTGAAGATAGAGAAGACGCATTACAACTAGAACAACTAGGTCAATCACTCCGGTTGTCAGATGAAAAATACAGACACGATGTAGAACAGATAGGCACAAGAAATAGGTTAGATAGATCAGAAGAGATAGCTCACGAAGCAGCACGAATTGAGATAGGTGAAAACACCAAAAGACTCTACGACCAAATAGAACACAGCAATAAGATTAAGGCAGAGGATAGAGCAGAACGTGAAGAGACCCTTATGATGGGACTAGAAGACGCATATAAGATTGCGGAAGCTAAAATCCAAGATGAAGTAAGTGCAGCTAAGATCAGCTTTGTTAAAGACGCAGCAGTTACAGGTGTGAGTGCGTACGCAGCTAGTGGTCCTTCACAGAATCCAGATGCTCCAGAAGCCGGTCCAATACAACAAGGTCCAGCAGGAGGCCCAACAGCAGCTAACGCAGGTAATGATTGGGATAGTACAGGCGGCTGGCAACCCGACCAAAATGCCAGTAACGATAACTATTATGGGACAACCTCAACTTCTGGCGGTGGTGCCTCAGACGATATCTCAGTATTTAATTCAGGGTCAGGAGATAAATAATGGCTAATCAAACAGGTGGCACACAGATGCCAATTGCAAATCAAGCAGCAGCAGACAGAGCCAGTACCACCAGCCGTGCTAGGATGCAAGCAAACGCATCAGCTCCAAGTGCAGGAGCAGCAATGATGGCAGGACCGGCACAGGCTCAAAAGGCGGCAGGTATTCAAGCAACAGAGCAAGGTCAGATTGCAGCAGAGGCTCAGACAGCAGTTGTCCAGAAGAGTGTAGGGCAAGCACAACAAGAGCTACATGCAACAGACCTTAGACAAAAAGAACAACAAACCATACACGCTGAATCAATGGAAAAGAGACACACAGCAATGAAGAGTAAAGTAGCAGCACTAGGTCGTGATGTTAAACAAAAGTTACTAGATGACCAGCTAGAATTTGATGAGACAGAGCGTGAAGCTAGGTTTAAATCACAAAGACAGTTACAAGACTTTCTGACAATCAAAGCTGTAGATCAACAAGCAATGAAAAACTATGAACAGTCCGTACAGGCAGCAATACAGAAGGACGTTATGATGATGGAGTCAGCATATAAGTCACTTGTCCAAGCAGAGAATCAACACTTTGAGGATAAGAATAGAAGACTAGATAAAGAGTCTAATGAGAGGATCAAGAAAGCAAAAGAGGTAATAGAGGCGAACCTCAAGAAATCCAGACGTAGAGGAGCTTATGTGAAACAAGGACTAGGTGTTCTTAAAGTAGCAGCAGGTGCAACAGCAATGTATTACACTGGTGGTACTGTTGGAGGTACACTGGCAGTTCAAGGAGCAACAGAGATGGGCGAGGCTGAAGGTCAGAAAAATAAAGAGTATGTATATAATGAAAATACAGGACAGTACCAACAACAATAAGGAGAAAAATAATGACAAGTAGTATATTTGATATGGCTAAGAGTGCAGCAAAGACTGAAGAAGAGATTCAGAAAGAAGCAGATGATAAGCGTCTAGCAGATGAAGCAAAGGCCGCAAAAGAAATACTTGAGGCTAAGATTAAGAAATCTAAACGTAGAGGAGCTTATGTGAAACAAGGACTAGGTGTAGCTAAGATGGCAGTAGGTGCAACAGCAATGTATTACACTGGTGGTACTGTTGGCGGTAGTTTAGTGGTATCAGGTGGCTCAGAAGCAGTTGCCGCAGAACAGGAGAAATAATGGGAAAAAGATACGATCCAACAATAGATGAAGAGACAGAACTAGAAAAACAGATAAGGCTTTCACAAGAAGAGTCAGAAATCTCTGCACCTAAAGATGAAACAGACATGGAGTACCAAGCAGATGAACCCAAACGAACCAGAAAACAAAAAGTAGTTGACTGGTGGGATTCTCTTGACCTTAACCCCCTTGATGATGAAGGTACTATTGGTAAGCCACTTAAGTCGGTTACAGATTACACAGACAAGTTTCCTAAAGTAAGGGACGGTAAGTTATACTCCGATCAAAAAGAGGTTGACAAGGCTTTTAGTGCTCCAGAAGCTCCTTCGGTAGCAGCCAATGTAACAAAAGCAAAGACAGAAACAGACCAAGCTCCCGCCCCTGCTAACAACCCACCACCAGAAAAAGAAGAAGACGATCTAGGTGATGGTGCTCCTAAAACTGCTGATAGAGATACACTGGATGGTCTAATCAAACACGCCCAAAGTAGTAAAGACCTTGTTCCTGATCTGGTTAAATATGAAAAAGAGATGAGAGCCTTTGATAAGGAACTCGCAGACAAAGAAGCGGGACTTGCAAAAGGATTCAAAGATAAGGTAGCAGATGAGAGACTTAGTTCATATATGATAAAAGGTATTGAACTGGCTGCTCAAATGTTTGCTGCTCACAGAGGAGTCAAGTCTAAACTTTCTGCGCCTTTAGACACAGGTGATAAGGAGAGGATGGAACGCCTTGAGAGAGAGCTGGTTTCAAATCAACGTATTCTTCGTTCTAGAATATCACAAAGTAAATCACTTCTTGGTGATATATATTCTAAGAAAGAGCGTAAAGCAAACAGGGTTGAGAGAGCTGAAGATAAAGCAGCTAACCTTGAAGCACGTAAAAAAGCTAGAGACATTGAGATAATGCGAGTAAGACAGAATCAAGGCACAGCTTATGATGATGCTGTTAGAGCAAAGGCACAAAGACTACAGTTTCAATTTGGTCGGCTAAAAGAATCTAAGAGATTAGAGTTTCTCACTACACTAGGAATGACAGAAACTGCTGGTAAAAAACTACTAGGTGAAAGAGACTGGTGGCTTGATGATGACCCTGACCTAGCTGGTATAAGAGACTATCTCGAAACCACAGCAATAGCTTCAGTTACACGGCCAGAACCTAGAAAGACTAGTGCCGAACTTGAAGCAGAAGCAAAGGGAGAAATGGTTGTTACTCCAACAGCACCTAAAACAGAGACAGGAAGAAGATATAACAAGCAAGGCAACTATACAGAAGTTACATATAGTGATGGGTCTACAAGTAAATTTGATGGAAGGGTTCTTAAGTAATGGCAGAAGAATTACAAACATATACAGTTGTTGCACACGACAACCCTTCTAAAATAGCTAGAAAATTTGGTATCAGTCCTGAGCTTCTTCAGAGTCATAATGGTATTGATGATCCCACAAAGATGCAACTTGGGCAAGTACTGACAATTCCACCAAAGCTACCAGAGCCGCCAGAACCTCAGTGGCATACTGAAGGAGGTGACTTTGAACGCTATGCTTCTATTGTCGGTTCTAGAGAGTCCCGTGACAACACTAAAGAGACTTATAAAAAGTACGGATTTGCGCCTTTAGATAAAGACCAAGTAAACTCTTTGGGGTATACTGGTCAGTATCAGATGGGCGGGTCTGCTTTAAGTGCAGGAAATTATCTCACAAAAGCTGCAATAAAAAAGATGGTGGCTTGGGGGGAGAGTAACAAAGACAAACAAAACGCCTACATACTCAAGCCCGAAGCATGGCGTGGCACAAATGGCATTAACAATATAGAGGACTTTAAAGATAGCTTCGCCGCACAGACTGATGCGTTCAAGCAATTTACGAAATCGAACGAAAAATATCTCCGTAAGTGGGGTATTATTACTGATGAGACAGACCCTAAAGTAGCCTTCTCTCACATGATGGGTGCTCATATTGCGGGTGGTCCGGGGTATCGTAAAAACCCTGCTGCATCAGACTCTATGGGAACGACTGGAACAGAATACCAACAACATATAATCAATAACTGGGACGCTTGGGAAGCTAAAGAAGAATGGGAAGCAATGCAATCAGGAGAAGGTTACACTCCTGAAGTACTGGCTGCTGCACAGAAACTCCATAATGCACGAAAAAAAACATACAATGATGTTGAGTCTCATACAATTGTGGCTGGTGATGAACTAGGTAAACTTTCCAAAAAATATCTAGGTAACACAAAAAGATGGAAAGAGATACAAGCCTTAAATGAGATGGAAGGTACAGGTTTAGAAATAGGCCAGATAATAAAACTACCTGTAGAAGAAGCACCAGCTCCTGATGAGATTCCTTATGGAAGTTCTAAATACAAGGGGATAGTGATTGGAGGAGAACGTGGCACTCCAATGCCTCCACCTGCGGGAGAAGAAATTCAATATGATTCTTTAGAAGACCCTGAAGGGAATATTACCCAAGTCCCTCACCAAGAGACTGTCACGTTCGAGGACTATGACTCTCCCGACGAGGCTCCGGAAGAAAAAACAGAAAGACTTCACGATGAATCTATACTAAATGATCTTATGGGAGAAGTCCCAATAGAAGAAGTCACAGAAGTACCTCGTGACCCTAATATGATGTCACTGGATCAAGAAGGTGTAGAAGGTTTAACTGTTCCAGAAGAGGGCGGTTTTGCACCACCAACTGTAATAGAAGAACCGTATACACCAAGAGAAGACGTACCTCTATCTGAAGGTACTCTGTATGAAGCCTCAACCGGAGTAGGAGATGATACCGTATCTAATCTCGTGTCTGACTTACATAGACCAGCAATGGCAGCAGGGGATCACTTTGATGATAAGGTTCCACAAGAAGACCCTACCCAAAATCAAACTGTAGCTGACGTACAAGAAAGTGAATGGGAAGACCTGAGTACTGCTGAGTCGGACGAGTGGGAAGATTTGTCTGTAGATAGTGAGTGGGAAGACCTAAGTACCGCATCAGAACCTACAGTTAGTAATACCCCAGACTATAGTATAGCAGAAACAGTAGCATTACACTCTGCTCAGGGTACTACATTCGGCACCAGTGAAACGATTACTGGCGGTGCTTATGCAATTGAACAAATGATGACAGGAGAGAATGCTCACCGCAGTTTTGGAGAAGCATTTGAAGTAGGTAGAGAAGCGGCCAAAGAGATGAATCGTGAGAGTGCAAAACAAAACCCTGTGACTGCGACTACAACAGACATAGGATCAGGCATTGCCACATCTATTCTACTTCCGGGATCAGGACTACTCAAAGCAAAAGGTGCTGTTGCAACTGCTAAGGCTGTTGGAGCTGGTGCTGCTGAAGGTGCTGTGGCTGGACTAGGTTATTCACAAGATGGTGAAGAACTGTTTGGTGCAGGACTAGGTGGTGCATTTGGAGCTGGAGGTACGCTTGTTATGAAGGGTGCTGGTAAAGGTTGGAGATGGTATAAGGGTGAAGAACTCACCAAGGAACTAGCTGAACAAGCCTATGAAACTGGCAGTGCTCAACTAGCTAAAAGAGTAGATGAAAAGATGTATGGTAGTAACAGTACTGATACTATACATTACGGTGCGTTAGGTGAAGATATGGACATTGAATCCCTACTACTCACAGATAACCCTCGTGTGTTTAGAGCAGAACTAGAGAAAATTAAAGTACCTGATGTCGATAGTTCTTATGATTTACTATCACGTAATGTGAAGTATGACTCTAAGAAATACGGATTAGATTATAATAAACAACTAAAAGAAATGCAACAAGTAGCAGATGATAAAGCCTATCAAGACTTAGGAGAAACTGGTGTTGGTGATGCTGTGGACCTTTCGGGTGCTGAACCTCATATTGTATATACACCACAAGACATAACGGCAATTAATACTATGGCTGTGTTCCGTGCTGAATCAGTATCCTTTATGAGATATGTTACAAATGCTGATGCTAGGGCTTCCGCAAAGAACTTTGTAGGAAAAGGATATGTACCACCTACCTCATCTTCAGCAGATCAAATAGGAGAATTAGTAGGAGAATTTAGGAAAGCACAGAAAGCAGGACTAGCTGACGAGTCTGCCTACCGAGCATTTAGATTACATAAGTATACACTAGAGTCTGCAAGAGATATCAAGTCAGAGTGGATTAGTAAGAAGTCTAGAGAGTTGATGGAGTCTGATGGATACCGTAGAGAAGATGCAATACAATCAGCTAGGATGGAATTTAAAGAAACATTAGGTAAAGACATTAGTGAGAGAGAGCGTAAGTTCCTTGAGAATAACTTCATGTTCAGGGAGATTGACCGGACTACCAAAGGTATGGACACTGAGATGCTTCAGAACCAAGCATACAGACATGGGTTAATGAAAGACTTCTTTGAAACTAAGGTACTTGTTGAAGTAAGAAAAGCAACTAAAGCTATCCGAAAGAGTAAATACTCGGAATCAGATATACATCTTATGATGACTAGAGCAGAACTCGGTGAACTTAAAATTCCCAATGATGCACAGCATGTAGTAGCAGCCGTAACTAAAGCCACTAAATTTGTAAGAGAAGCTAGTGAAAGTCTAGGACTAAAGATTGGAGATAAGGGTGACTTCTATGTAACTAAGAGAAGACTTCAAGGTGCTGAGTATGTACACGCATTAACTGAGTTTTATAACAGTAAGGTACAAGGAGCTAAAGGTACTCTAGGAGACCTTATTAGAAGTACGGTTGATAAGACAGATCAAGAAGTAGAACAAATGATTAAACTTGTTTCAAGAGATAAAGCTGAGATGATTGGTTTTGTACAGGAAATGAGGAGAGTGGTTGATGGAGATTTGAATGTTGCTTCTATTGATTCTATCTTTAGAAGTGGTTCTTTACAGAGTGGTACTCTTAAGAAAGTAGTAAAAGAATTAGATGCCAACGCATTACACACAAGAAATGATATACTTCCAGAGTTTATAATTGATAGGAATTTAGGTAGGAGTTTATTGAAGAACGTAACTGAGGCAGGTGACTTGATCTTTATGGAACCAGTCGGGCGATTGCTTGATGGTAGAGCACAGATATTAAGAGGACTAGGTAAAGACAATGCTTCCGAAGCCGTTATGAATTTCAGAAGAGACATTACAGGTCAAGCACGCAAGAGTAAACTGTCTTCTACATACGACTGGGTTGATAAGATGAAGATGAAGTACGGCAGTAAACCTGTTAGTGCAGCTCTTGATTTCTATGAGATGTCGGTGAGTGCCATTTACCCAAACCTTGTCGGAGGTAATCCAGCAAGTGTTGTACGTAACTTAACACAGGTTATAACTAAGACCATTCCTGAGATGGGTATGTGGAGTCCTAGGAAGATCGCTAGTGCATACGGATCAGCTCTTGACCAGCTAAGGACTACTGAAGGTAGAGAGGCTCTCAGAAGGGCAGGTATCATTAGTTCTGATAGGTCTGGTTTGATTTCTGAGATAGGGTCAACTAGTGTACTAACTGATTCAGCTCTTGCTAACTTTCAACGTAGCTGGAACAACTTCTCTATGATGGCATTTAATGCTAGTGACGATTTAAACCGTGTAGTAACAGCAGAGCTTGCACTAGATATTAGTACAGCGATTGTAAAGAAAGACCCTAAAGCCCTTAAGTATATTGATAAGCTACCACCAGCAATTAAGTCTAAAGCTCTAAGGATATTTAGATCAGATGGGTATGAGATTATAGATAAACGTGGATTTGAGATTGCCGTTAGGGATCACTTTGAAGTTCAAACACAGATTGCTTATGGTAAGATTGGTAACTCAGAGTTCGTTAGAGACAACGGTAGATTATTTTCAATGATGACTAAGTGGCCTATTCAAGTAGGTTCTGATATATACTCTATGACTAAACAACGTAAGTTTATTAGTAGGTTTACTCAGAAGTATTTCGGTCCACTTGTACTAGCTAATATGGCAGCACATCAAGTTAAGGATGCTGTAGGTGATGATGAAGAATTAGATGCAAAGACTAAGTTCTTTCTAGGTAATCAATACGGTGGTAACTTTACTGGACTAAGTGCCTTGTCTGGACCTAGCGCATTGAGTCCTGCTCTTACTGGTATGTTTGCCGGTGTACAGGGTGGTGGTGATATGATTGAGGGATTGTTATATGATGATGAGAGAGCTATGAGGAAGGGTGTTAAGGGAGTTACCGGTGGTATAATGCAATACGTACCTGTTGTTGGTGGAGGCTTTAAGATGTACGATAGAGTGCAGAGAGGGTTCTACGGAGACAGTCCAAGGCTGGACAATCTGTTACTATCTGATGAATATGATTATGATTATTAAGATGTTCTAGAAAATAGAATGATATTCTTAATTATAGAATGAAGGGGTTGGACTGTGTTGTAGCTGTGTGGAGGCAGTTACTTCACAATCTTATTCCCCTTCTTTATTACTGCTTGCTCCAGAGTATTACCAAAGGACCAATGCCTAGCTTAGTGAAGTCACAAGGTAGTCCTCGTTCAAAAGTAAACTCAAACCTCCAGTCTAAAAAGACACAGATAAATGTCTGGTTCTTAGTTGTTCTCCAATACTGGATCATTACTTCTCCTCTGGTGTAAAGGAAGCGAATGCCTCCGACTCTGGCATGATACCAAATGTCTCACCGCCTACCTTTACTTCAATAACCATTGGTTGCTTAGAGGTAATCACCATATCTCCAACTGTTAGCTCTGACCTTTCAGAAGTACCTACAATCAAATGTTCTAAGTGAGTTACTTCTTCATCCTCCATATGGGCGGCAAGTGCTCCTGTAATTACGATACCAGAATCTAGTGTCTGGTGTGCTCCTTTGTCTATTTCTTTTAAATCAAACTTGATTACTACAAATCCGGGTTGGGCTTTAATGTTCATGTTATTCTCCTAGTCTAATATTCATTGATGTCTCAAAACAGTCAGTACCTTTACCGATAAGGGCATCTATTGACGATGCTCTCTTGTCAGTACAGGCTTCGTGTAGTTCTAGTTTAAGCTGCTTATCGAATACAAGGGTTTCTATATGACCTGTGTACCCTGCGTCCCAGAGAGCTTGTTGCGTACTTCTGTAACCTCTCATTATAATGTCTATAGCTCCATTAGGGTTTGTGGGTGCTGCTCCAACACCAGATGCAAGTACAACCGTACCTCCAACTGCTACCATACCGGACTTAAATAATTTACGTCTATCCATCAATCCTTCTCCTTCATTAATTCTGCCAAGTCATTCTCGGCAGCTTCTAGTTTAAATTCTAATACCTTTTGATTATATGCTAATGCTATATTGGTATCAGCTAGATGGTCTATTATACCTATTAGTTGATACACTATCATAGTATCAGCAGTACTACCATTTAACTGATCCCTTAGCTTCTTAAACCTTTCAAGATCAATCGGTTCTAATTCTGTCATTCTCATACTCCTCCATGATACAGTATACCTTTATCATTGTATCAGCCGTACCTCCAATTGTCTCTGGGACTACAACGAATCCTTCAGCAGAAAAGAAATCTGCCATAGACTTATTCTCTGTGTGAAAGTGACCAGTATCGCATATTGTGTTTATAGCTTCTACTACTTTAGCTAAGGTTGTTTCCAATTTCATATCTGTTACCTTTCTTCATATTCTCTTCTGCGGTTAATATCTGCAAGTTACTTGGTACATGTAGCCCACTAACTAATTCACCATGTAGAGGTATGATATGATCTACATGGTATTTGATTCCATGTAACTTCTCCAACCTAGCAGACTGTTTATATATCCAATCCATCCACTTGAAATCATCTTCAGTCATCCATATGGGGGTCTGGTTAGTTCTCCTGTACATGTACTGTGCTTTAACAGATCGGCCATTGTCTGTCTCTCTGTACTTCTTAGCCCTTGCTAAACCTTTCTTAGATGTATTACTTTTGTGAGAGGTAGCCTTACCTTTGTCGGACTGTTTATAAGCCCTCTGAGATTCCTTAAAGGAGTCACGGGTTCTGTATTCCCTACCATATGCTGCTAAACACTTCCTGCACTTTGATTGTTTGCCGTGCTTACCTAGCTTGGCATTCTGATAATCACTTAAAGGTTTATCTATATTACAAGTCGTACATTGTTTCTTTATTGGTGTTCTTTCCAAGCACATCCTTTAGTTCCTTCCTCTCTTTCTTGAGTTGTTTAATATCATCTCGTAAGTCATCCAACCTCTTCTGATCCCAGAGGGCTGCCTCCATCCTATTTACCATTGTCTGTGTCTCCTCAATAAGAGACTTAAGATGTCGGTAGGTGGAGAAGGTGGGGGCATCAGGGTTAAGGTGATCCCATACCTTGATTGCATCTCTCATTTCTTCCAGTGCACTACATACTAATCTACTCATCCTTGTCCACCTTTTGATAAGTTCTCTTCTGCTGAGAGAATCTGTAAGTTATTAAATTCATGTAAGCCTCCCTTACTCAAGGGCTTGATATGATCTATATGAAATCTTTCACCACAACTGGTACTCAGTACATCACTTATCCAGTACATTGCTCGGATAGCCGACACTTCCATATCACACATATCAGGAGTCTGGTCCTTCTTCTGTGCTCTATACCTAGCTGCGATAGCATTAGACCTGCCTCGATCAACCTCTCTCCACCGCTTACCTCTAAGATAATTAGCCTCTTTAGTTGAGTCTCTGTAGGTCTTCAAACAGAGCTTACAAGAACCTTTGACCCCCCACTTACCCATTGCTTGTTTATTAAAATCACCAAGAGGTTTATCTGTTTTACATGTATTACATTGCTTCATTATCCTTGCCCGTCTTTATTAGTTTCTATAAATCCTTTACGTTTACCTTCAGCTTCTTTAACTGCCTTAGATATCTCAGTACGTTTCTTTGAGTTAGTACCAGCTTCTATTACTTTAAGACTTGCTATTTCTTTTTCTAACATAATAGCTTGTCTTCTGGAGTTAGGTGCTTTACCATCTAAGAAGGTAGCAGACTTAACTGTATTAATAGTAGTACATACATTAAGAGCTGGAGTTAGGTGTGGATTGTCTTGGTTGTACTGCTCAACTTTATTAGGATCAAGCAGTACCTCCAATTCCTTACCTTCTTCATCTGTATATATGAAGTACTTAAGCATCTATTCTACCTCTACCTTCTTAGCAGCCTGTGCTGCCTGTATAAGCTGCGATACTTCTTGGAAGGGCTTAGTAACCAAATACTGTAGTAAGGCATTCAGCGTTGATTCTGGTAGGGTGTATAGGTCTTCTTGTTGTTCAGTCATCTTCTTCAATCTCCACATTGACAGGCTGTATTGCCTGACCTGATCTTATGTTTGGTTTGGCGTGTGCCTTTACGTTTGCTTCTATCTCTGCTCGTAACTCTCTTATCTCTTCTCGTACAGCCTCTGTTACTAGCTTACCACGTTTATATAATGTCCAGCAAGGTTCACAGTAATAACGGTGTGGATTAATACCACAGCCTACTTCTGATTCAGCACCACAACCACAGCAAGGGTCTTCTATTTCATTACTCATAACTTATTCCTTTAGTTGGAGATATGGGTCTAGTTAGTAGTATAAGTATATTATAGCATATCTAACCTAAATTGTCAAGTACTATTTTATAACTAACTGTAATCATCCTAGTCTTTTTTATTATATATACTAACAACCATAACTCCAATTAGTTTTAATAGTTTCATACTTCCTCTTCTTCTAAGTCAAATGGTATAAATGTAGTAACACCATTAACACATATCTCATAACCATCTTTATATACCTGTACTATTTCTGCTTCTATTTCTACTGTGCTGTATAACTTCTTCATTTCTTCTCTCCTTTGAAGCAGCTTAGTCCTGCACTAGCACTGTTACCACTCCTAGTCGTATAGCTCCAACACACAGCACCATCAGGCATCTCACATCTGGACCACTTCCATCCATGATCTACACAGAAGATTTTAGAGTCCTCGGTTTCAGGAGCATTAACAGTTTTATTGTGGGTATCACATCCTGCAATCAATAATATCAATAGTAGTACTCTCATTACTTCTCCTTTGGGTTAAACCAGTCAGGAATCTGACCGTACTTCTCTGCTCTCTCTATCCACAGGTCATAGTCTGAGTCTAGAATATGCGTTTCACCATAGTCATCAGGCGTTCTACAAATCCTACCTGATGCTTGGAGGAGGTCTTTGGAGGTGAGCCAGATGTAGTCTCTGGGTTTATTGGCAGCCAAGAATCTATAACTTGGGGAGACAAGAGACTTGAAGGGGATTTTAGTGATGATCTGGAAATGTCCCGCATCATATTTAAGGTCGATTCCCTCTGCCATGCCGCTTCCAACGAATACCGCACCAGTGCTTGCTGGCAATGAGAGAAAGTACTCGAATCGCTCACGCTTGTTGGTGTTGTTATGGAATATGAATCGGTCGGACGGTAACTCATCTCGTAACATTCTTGCCAGTTCATAGGTGGCGTGGATAAATCCTTTACGTCCTTCGTTTTTACTGACAATTCCTTCGATTTCTTTAACGAGTAGTGGCATTGTTCCATGTTTATTCCTCATGCTCATTGAGCCAACAGGGTTGTAGATAATTGGTCTGCGTTTCTCTGCAATCTCTGAATCAGCCTTGATATAAAGTACTCTACGGTCACTAAGACCCATGTTTTCTACATCTGACTCACCAATTGTAGCACTCATTAGTACCATCTTCTTGGTTTTCTTAGGCCAGAAGATAGGTGCCTCTGCACTTACATCCATAGGTAGCAGCTTGATACACTCACGTTCCTCACCTCTGTACCAGTCAGTTGTAAACTCAATAGTGGTGGCGGGGGTTAGGGATTTAATCTCTTGCTTCAGTTTCAACAAGGCACCATTCACCTCACCCAAACCCTCCAGCCAAAGCAGTATATCATTGACAGATTTGACGTTACTTGGGTACTTGTGGATATGTTTCCATATCTTTGTAGCATGGATACCCTGTAGTACAGGTAACATCTGATGTGCTTCATCAATAATCATCACATTTCTGAACAGTTTTTGGGCCTGATAACCCATAAAGTTAGCAATAATAGGAGTGCCTACTCTTTTACATATCTTACGGTCTTCATTGTATTTACATCCTCTGGGACCAAACTTAATCCTATGCTTCACCATGAACTGTTTGACAGTCATATTATAACGAGGAAGAAAATATTCGTCTTGCTTCTTAATGGTTCTTAGCCAGTCGAACTCGTCCAAATACTGTTGTCTCAATAAGTTATTCGGTACAGTGATGGCGGTACTGGCTTTGTTTGCCAAGCACCAGTTCTGTATGGTAATAGCTATCGCACTCTTACCTCCTGCAACGGGTATCTGCAAAACAAAAGTGTCGAACCTATTCCAATTCTTCTCTACACTCTTAAGAACCTCTACTTGGCTGGGTCTTGGTTCGTCGTAGGGAAAGTATGAGAGTATATCCGTCTTATCCATATTTTAAATTCCTCCATAGTATTGAGAGTGTTACATAAATCTTCCTTACGTTTTCTTTTCTTATGTCCCATCTGTATCTCCTAGCTAGTCGTTTTGATTCTCTGTATTCTTCCGCTGTATTAGGCATATAATTTCCTCGTAGTGTGGGATGAATGGGTCTTGGTTACCAATTATATCTTTAAGTATCTCTTTCATACGTGTGTTCTCTTCAGTCAGTCTCTTCAACTCACTCACTGCCAGCTTTTGTACTGACTCTTCATTGTGTTCCACGTACAATCTCCTTTGCTCGTTCGATTAACTCTTCTTTCTTTGTATCACTAAGGCCGGACTTCCAACCCAGTGCAATAGCAACAGTCGCTTTACCCATATAGATTGCGTCCTGTTCATCACTCTTTACATAACCACCCCACCATTTAGCAATTGACTTCCATGTACTTACGTTAAGTTGGAAGAACTCGGAGGAATCAATACCTACAATGTATACACCACAAGCCTGAATCAGACTAGCCTGTGCTTTGTAGCCTTTGATTTCCTCAAGTACCAATAGATCGTAGTGGTCGTGTATGTGCTTTAACTCTGCGGCTACATTACGTAACCTTTCAAATACAATCTTCTCTTCTGGAAATTCGATAGTGCCTGAATCTACTAGAGCACCACCTTGAAAGACAGCATAGCCAGCTACTGACTTGTTACCTTTCTTATCGGTGGCACCACTAGTAGGATCAATAACGATCATAGAACCAGAGAGAGCGGCTTTCCTTGAAGCAGCATTCTGTAGTAGAATCATCTAAAACCACCAATCTTTTTCATCATCATCTGTTCACTGTGTGGTTCATCTTGTGCTGCGTTCCATTCAAGTATTGCAGACTCAATGACATCCTCACTAAGCCCTGCCTCCTTGCCACTCTGCCAGAGGATATAGATATGCAGGTGCCTACCACCCACACCTCTCCTCTGTAGTAAATTCATGTGGAAGTTCCTTACGTCACCTGTCACATCAATCGACATTGGGTTCACAGTTTTTTTCGGGGTTGCCTTAATATCAAGCTCCAGTAGTTCACCATCAAACTCGTTGGTCATTACTTTAGTTTTACCTGTCTTCTGATGTGTTGCAGATTCCATTCTAAACTGACCACCCTCACGGTATACTGAGCTGTCTATAAACTCCCAAAGACCAACATCTTTAAGCCAAGCCGTTACTGTGTATAATGTATCAGTACCAGTAATGCGGCTACTGAGAGGGATATGGAAATGACAACCTCGATTACCAGTTTTGTACTCCTCGAAAGCAATACCCTGTCCAAGCAATACGTCACGAGACTCATCAACAAATTCAGGCTCATCCACATCAATATATATTGTAGTACAAGATAGGGATAGTCCACTAAGGCCTGCGGTATTCCCATTAGCACGTATCCTATCAGCAACTGTTTCAGGATAGTCAAAGGTACTCCTAAAATTATAAATCGAGGGAGGAATAACTTCCCCTACCTCTACGATTATTGGGGGTCCGACACGGACAACTTCTTTCCTTACCTCATGGTAAAAAAGCTCACTCATATTTAGCTCCTTTTCGTCTGTTCTCTTCCGCTGTTAATATCTGCAAATTCAACAACTCATGATTACCTCCTTTATTCTTAGAAGATTTGTGGAATTGTTGTAATTCTTTGCTGACCTTACAGGTGCTACACTGTCTCATTTGCCACCTCTCTTTGTGTGATCTATAAGTTTTATAATCTCTACTAAATGAGACCTTAATCCGTCAAGGTCTTTTAGTGGGTTGGCTGCTACAGTGTTCAGGAAATCAAAAAGTTCTTCTAGTCTTTCCTTAGTCATCGTCTACTCCAGTGTGTTAATTAGTTTAATCTCAGTTGCTGACATAGAATTGAAAGGCTTAAACTCGCCAGATACAATATCAATTGGGTAACTGATAAGAGGACATCCACTGAATACAAGTTTCACACTACCAAACAATGTCTTACGTTCTAGCTCGGTGGTTGATTCTCGTAACTCAGGAGTACAGCTTACAGTTTCAACTGCATCAGCAGCACCATCTACTACAGCATCCATACCATATATCCAATAGTCATCTCTAACTCGTGCCTTAAAAGCAGGTAGTGGCATGTTCATTCTAAGTGCTTGTCGTACTGTTAGCTCAGATACCTGTCTTTCAATCAATGTAATCAAGGTTCTTTGTTGTGGAACAGGTGCTGCGGGAAGACTGTAACTAGCCTCGTGCTGCATGATGATCGAGTGACTCATAACAATACGTCTTGGACATTCCTGTAGGATAGCGAAAGCCATACTAGCAGCAAACTCTGCAATGCACACTATCTTTTTTTCAGTGGCTCGGAAATACGATATCAGTGCTGCTCCTGCTTGTACACTGCCTCCCGGACTACTAATGAAAAGGTACACGGTTTCGTCAGCCGTATCCTCAATGTCATTAATAAGTTTGGAGATTGATTTGTCTCTAACAGCATCACTAAAAACCACCGTGTTGGTAGTCTTAAGTGTGATATCTGCTACAGTACTGTCTTGTTCGGCGACTGCCTCCCTAGCAAGTGGAACTGTGACTACTAGTGCTGCTACTACTGCTGCTTTAATAAGTGTATTCATCCTTGGTACTCCTTTGGACCGCATGTAATACGGTACTTTAATGGTTTAACTATATGGAACACCGCTACACAGGGGTTACGTGGTCCATAATCTTCTTTGCATGTTCTTTGTGCGTTGGTTAGTGTCCATTCATCTACCCAAGTAATCTCGTGTGCTACAGGTGCCTTGAGTTCAAAGAGAGGACAGACCAGATAGGCTGCGAGCAGTAGATTAGTCACGACTCCTCCCATTCCTCAAGCTGTAATACTGCTAAGTCTAAAACTCCAATAGCCGCTGGTAGTTCTACAACGTCGGCAACAACTACACTTCTTGCAGCCTTGGCCACCTTACGGAGCAAGTGGATTTCTTTGATAAGCATAGGTACTTTACTTGCTAGATAGCTAGAACCTACATTGCTTGTCATTTCACGCTGTAAATCGTCTAATTGTTTCTCACTAAGCATTACTTGTCCCTTCTGGCTCAGTTAGCCAGTGTTAATTTAAAAAGCCGCCTATCGCAATAAGTGCGAGGAATATTATCATTACTAGCAATATGTTATCAATCAAGCTCATTACTTGTTCCTTTCACGCTTATAGCTGATTTAATCATAGTTATTTGAACGGCTCATAATCGTCACAAACCGAATCCGCTAATTTATACCCTTCGTGTTTTTTGCATTGCATGGTTCGCTTGCCATCAATAAAAACAACTTTCTTACAATTTGAACACGTATTAGCCTGTCGAAAATTCGGATCTTTTTTCTTACTCATTACTTGTTCCCTCCACGCCACGGGCTTCACGGTCCTTGGTTCTGTTTTTCAATTCGTCAACAGCATGTGTCAGATATGCACAGGCCCTAGCGTTCTCACGGCACGGATATTTAGCGTTCAACTTGCCTATAATCTGCAAGGCAGCATGTATCAGCGTATCAACTTGACAACCGTTCACACCGTTTTCTTTGATCGGGCCGTTTTGGATTTTGAATAAGATACTATTAGTCACATGATTAACTTCAATGTAACTAGGACTAGGGTGCTTCCAGTTTGTTTCAATAACCTTAAAGCCACCGATCTCTGTTACGCCTTTTAATGTTTCTAGTGCCATTAGTATCCATCCCGAAACCATCCGGTTCCTTCTAAGTTAAAGCTCGTACCTGAGCTGATTTGTTTCTCCAATCCTTCAGTATTCTCACAGTGTTCACACTTTTCTGGTGGAACTTTGTAGTCTTTCATACTTCTGGATACCACTGTAATTTGTTCACACTCTTTACAAAGCCAATCGTATTTAGGCATCCTAAAATACCTCACCAATCCAGCGTCCACTCTTATCAAGTATCATAGGTATCAACATTGGTACACCATATAGGATAACAGTACAACCAAGTAAAGGTCTATTAAGGTTCAGCTTATTATAGGCAAACGCTCGGCTCTTCTTATCAATTAAACAACCAGACATTACCGCCCAAATTAATGAGTTAGGATTACCTGCATATTTAATACTGAAGTCTTCATGGAAGTGACCACAGATGAATCGTTGACCTCTCTGTTGTGCAACTTGTAGTGCATTCTTACGAATACCATGAGCTACATAAAGATCAGGCAGGTGTATTGATCCTGTTTCGATTGTTAAGTCATCAACAAATTTCCACTTTTCTCCGACCTCATAGATATCATTGTAGCTTTTGATTAAGTCCTTTGGAATACCATTTGCAAGGAACTTACGTAGTGGTAAATCACCGTGGTTACTACCAACAATGTACTGCTCAGGGATAACCTTCTCCCACTCAGCGATCTTCTTTACTGACAGCTCTAGTTCATCACCAGCACTAAGTAAATCTGGATCATTGTCATGGAAACTAATTGCATGGAAGTCCAGCATGTCACCCAGATTAATTACTAAATCCGGCGTATAACTTTTTTTCACTGCTTTGATAAATTCAAGTGCGTCTGGATGCTCATACGGAATGTGCAAGTCAGGCACCATCAGTATCACATCTTCTCTGTAATCTCGTTTAATTCTCATTTGTTCTCCTCCATTTTACTACCACAACTGGCAGTAATAATATTACATTTGCTGCGTAATTAAATATCAATGCTATATCCTTTAAGGACACTGCATACACGGCCATAAGAGCCTCTCCCGTAAACCATAAGATCAGGAACGGTGTTTGTACATCTGCTTTATTGTGTTTAATGGCTTCCCAACTGAGAGGCACAGCACATACAGCCAGAAGTACGGCACCTGCCCAACTAATCAGTTCCATCAGTGTCCTCCACTAGTGTTAGTCCAGTCTTCTTCTTCTCTAGTTTAGGAAGTCCTAACTTCTTTGTTAGGAACTCCTCTCTTACATCCTCGTCATCAGAATCGGGGCGCTTAAACAGTTCCTCTTCAATAGACATCCGTGCCGCCAATGCTTTCTTAGAGAATCCTTCTTCAAATGCTCTATCAAAGTTTGTTACTGTAGTCTCGGCCAGTGCAGCAAGTTGCATACCTGCTATGGTTATACGGTCTTCAAGCTGTGCCCAATCAACTGTTACATCATTGTGTAAATACAACAAACAGTTTACCATATCACCAAAGAACATTGCGTGACCTGTCTCATAGTTTTTCATGTGTAGTCCGGCACCAAGTCCTTCCAATTGTGAGTCCTCTGTAAATGAGAGTACCCATTCTTGTGGTTCTTGTAGAGCTGGTTTGATGTCAAAAGGTATGTGTATTGGGTATCTAGGATTGTTAGCTAACATCACTGCCGCCAACTTGACTCCTATTGTTGCTATTAATTCTACCATCTTAAATCTTCTCCTTACAGTCAGGGCAAATGTAATACATTGTCATGTCTCTTTCTCGTGAATATATTCCTATCTCTCTGCGAAAATGTGTTGCTCCTCCATAGTATTTCTCTCGATACTCTTCTGGGATGGGTTCATCAATAAGTGTGGCCTTACAATGAGGGCAGTTATCTAATTCGACCATTTCTTATCACTCCTTACGTTCTTTGGGTCAGCGACCACTGTGAATGTGTTGATACACTCGTCACATGTACAAGTGATCTGGGATTCATCTACTAGTTCATCAAGATCATTGTCTTCAATCAGTTTACTAATGTGCCACTTAAGCATCTCAACAGCTAGTTGATTTTGCTCCAGTTCGTATTCAAGTAGTTCATAATCTGTCTGTGAGATACTTACAATCCCATCTTCCTCCAAGCCTATCATAGAATACCTCCTGCGTTACGCCACGCTTGATGAGCTTCCTCTGCCGTATCAAATGTGCCTAAGTAAATTTGTTTTCCGTTCACACCAACTCTAGCATTCCACTTACCATTAGGTGTTTGGTGTGTCCCCGGTAGATGTCCTTCTCTGTGTTCAACTCTATTGAGATTATTTACACTACGGGTAACGGTTCTCAGATTTGAGAGTCTATTGTCTGACCTGTCTCCATTAATATGATCTATCTCTTTCCCTGTTCCTACAGGAACACAGGCTAGGTATAATGCCAGTCGGTGTGCTTGGTATTGTTTACCTTTAATCATAATCTTACGATATCCGTCAGGGCATAAACAACCTGCTTCGTCCCCAATATTGACTGGAGATTTCTTACTGGTCTTATACTTCCATTTAAGTATCCCTGTCTGCGGGTTGTAACTTATATATCTTTCAGTTCCTATCATGCTTTAAAACTCCAAAAATGTGGGTGAAATTCAGGTGTACCTGTCAGTGGAATGATACCACCTAGCTCGTTATTAGTTAAGACCCATGCCTCATCGAATAAATCCTTGGCTTGCTCCTTCCATTCTAAAGGAACTTGCCAAACAGTCTCATCATGAAAGTCTGGTAGTACGGGTTTTATATGATACATCTTGTTCTCCTGTACTAACTGATTCAGATGGTACAAGTACTTGACTAGGATGAAGTGTCCTGTCCTCTGAATTAGTCTGTTGAGGATGTCTTTTTCAAAGTCTTTTGTGACTGTGACTGGGGTTCCGAGTCCGTCAACGAAGAAGCCTTTGTTTGCTTTCCACTCTGCAACAAGTCTTTTTCTGTACGTTGTAACTCCTTCAAATGTTTTCCAATATCCTTCCCATATTGTTGTAACTTCTGCAAGGCTAATTTGTATTCCTGACTCGATGAGGGTTTCGTGTATCGTGTCCGGCCAAGCACCGTATTGTGAAGAGAGGTGTATGACTTTACAGATTGTTCTAATTCGTTTAGCGACTTTTTTAGCTCTCTTAATTCCGCTGCTCGTTGGATTTGTATTTGAGTATCCTGCATCTTCAATCTCCTGTTTAAACATTTCAATCTGTGAACCAATGAATAAATATACATCATTGGGTGGCCGGTTTGGTCCATATAAATTCATGTAACTGGGACAAGCACTTAACTCGGCCAGTACTACTGCTTCTAATGCGTCTATATCCATCTGCAAGAAAACGAAGCCTTTCTTCGGTATCAAGCAACTGAGATATCCTTCTGATTTAGGTAGCTGCTGTATGTTAACACCACCAGTACCACTACATCTATCTGTCTTGGTCCCACTCACCCTAAGTTGGCTATAATGAACTCCAGTTTCAGATCGGTCCAACATCTTAGATACATAGCCTAACTCTTTGTTGAGTGTGTTATACTCGGCCAGTAACTCACCAGCTCTACCAAGTTTAGGTAATACTGTCTTGTCTACCTTCCTGTTAGGCACCTCTAAAGATGTCTCTTGAAACTCCCAGCGTATTGTCGGACCTCCTGAGACTATTATTTGGTTCTGCACTATTCGTCGTCCTGCCTTATTCCTTACAGGGAAGCCTGAATAACCTACCTTGAATTTATAGGTGTGCTCTGTCTCATATAGGCAGTCATAAAATAACCAAGCTAGTTGCTTCTTGCTGTTGGCATTGAAGTGTTGTGTATCCTTGACGGTCACTAGTTTTTCAGACCACTTGGAGTAACGGCTGCTAGGTTTACCCGTCTTCGTTTGCTTAGGAGGCATCCTATCATAGTGTTCTCTTACTGCCTGTGCATTGTACTCTTGTATGTGTACTGAGGCTGGGCTGTCTTCATAAAACTCAGTCATTAACTCAGCCATCCGGTCAGTTAATTTCTTAGAATGGGCTTCCAGTTTTTTTCTGTCAATCGTAATTCCCTCCCGCCTTGCCTCATCTATTAGGCGAATTAGGTTCTGAAAGTCACGAGTATGGTATACGTCCAACTCTGGGAATCTAGAGAGTATTGGGCTGAAGATATTTTGGTACAAGTCCCAAGTTGCTTGAGCATCCATGTTACAGTACTTTCCGAGCACTGAGTCAGGAGCATTGTGCATTTCTCCTTTGAGGACTTTACCTCTGTTATTAACATACCCGTTAAGGGTGAGCCACTCATCCAATTCGACATCACCTTTGTCCTCCCATCCTAGTAAATCTACCTGTAAATTCTTAAGTCCTTTGTTACCGGGTACACCTGCGTAATCACCTTCGATCGAATTGAGTAGGCACATTGTATCGTATTGAATATTTGCGTACCTACCTAAAGCACTGTAGGTCATCCACTGTTCATATTGAGCACCGTGAGCTATTGTTGGTCTCATTGCCACCCTTCTTAGTATGATTTTCTTTACTCCGTCAGTTTTGTCATCCAAGTTTTTGAAGCTGAAGTATACTCCTGCGGGGTATTCATCGTCAACAACACTTACACCAACAATTTTGTCCTCTAGTTCTAGGCCAGTAGCTTCATAATCAAAGGCTGCCAGTTTATTAGAGCTTGCCATCGGTAAATATTTGTTAACATCCTCTGTGGTAGGGTTCTCTAGTATAATGCCCTGTCTAGGGGCTGTCTTTACTGATTTCAATAATATCATATCTAGCTCCCTTACTTATATTATCAAATGCGGTTAGGTATTGTAAATTTGTGTAATGATTCAACTCATACACCTCTGATTCTGTTTTTGCAGAGCTAATAGGTATTATGTGATCTATGTGTAGGGCTAGATCAGGAGCAAGTAACTCTTTCATCTCCCAACTAACATCATAATTACGACTAAATGAATCTTTCAGATGTTGTTGCACTGTCTCGTAATCTGTTCCTAGTATGTCAGAAGTCTTACTTCCTTTCTTATATCCCTTAGTCTTAAAGCATTGCCATAATAGTGTGCGTAAGCCACACCTCAATTTGAATAAGGGGTCGGAGGCTTTTCTATTCCTACTGTACTCCCTGTTGTAGTGCCTTTTCTGTTCTTCCTTACCTTTTCTATATTCTTTAGCATAACTCCTTTCATGGTCTTTGTTCTCTATACGCCATTTATCTCTGTATATCTTTCTCTCCTCTTTGTGGGAAGAGTTATATATAGCCCTAGCTACCTTATCACACTCTTTACATTGCGGCCTCAATCCATCTACGCTTGCAGACTTTTTACTGAAAAGTTCTATTCCTTTATTCTCTTTGCATTTGGTACAAGTCTTCATTAAAATTGTAGCTCCTTTGGTAATTGCCTACGTCTTGGTTTGGGTTCTTCTACAGGTGTCTCTGGTTTATCTTCGTTGTCATTGCTGTATACCCCTTGTATCTCTGTACGGTACATCTTAATTTGGTCCTGTGCTAGAGCCTGTCTTAGTTCTGTAAGAGTCTCAGCAGTGTATCTACCTGCCTTGAAACCCTCTGGTACTCTAGTGAACTTCTGTCCACCATTATTACCAATATCTAATCTTACTTTTGAGCCAACTAAGATGGAGATACGGGTTGGGTCATCTTGTATTGCCCAAAGTCCAGAAGCATCCTCAACACCTGATGCCACTAGTTGCTTAAACAAGTAGCTCATATCTGTCTTGTTGAAATTGGCGAAAAAGAATCTCTGGCGAATAGTTTCCCCAAAGTTGTTTTTAAATTCAATGTCTGCACTGTCATCATTTATTATTACTGTGTCTACTTCTACTGTGTGTGTTCCTTCTTTCATGTCACCTCCAAAGAATGTTGTGCTGAGGTCTCGTTCAAGAGACTCTGTTGGTTTACCTGATATGCTTTTGTATGCCATCACCGTACCTCCCATAGCGATCATTCATTTCTTCACCCCATATTAGTACTTCTTGTGTGTGATTAAGGAAGTAATACATAAAAGAATAGTGATATCCATCACCAAACATGATGTCCATAGTCTGTTCCCATGCTTCCGATACGTCTTCTTTATTCATTACTTCCTCCTGTTGTGTGTAGTTGTGGCTGAAGGGACTCTACTCCTTCATTTAATCCATTCGTGTGAACCACAATTGATACGGGTCGGACCTTCCCCGACGACCTCTACGGCGATTTCTCTGGTAGTGCTCTAATATATCTGAGCTACCGTATCAATTCATTACCCTATTACTAGGTTGTGCGTTGGGTTGTTGCACGGCTCACCATCGTAACCAATAACAGCTTCACCTGCCTTGTTACGAAGTTCTGTAGTACCATCTTCATTGAAGTAGAACTTGTTGTTGCCCAAAAGCATACCGTCTGCTACATAAAAGATTGACTCTACTCCATCCTTCTCGGATGTACGTTGGTCCAGTGACCCAGCATCCTGAAAAGGAGACTCGTTATCACCAATTTTAGTTGTACGAACATTACGTACCCCTGCTTTCTTGTTGTCCTTAAATACCCAGTACTTAAGTCCAGATTCCTTGTCCTTACCTGCTAAGTAGGTGTTACCTGCTTTGCTTACGGTTGGCCAAAGTCCAATGTGTTTCTTCTTACCTTCGCTCATATTGTTTCCTCCAATGAGAGATTCACCCACAGTATTGTGGGTTATTGTTAAAATGGTATTTCTTGTGTTTTAGTTGCTACCTTCTTACGAACCCGAGCCTTACTCTTACCTAGACCATTACCTAAGTCTAAAGGCGTTCCCTGTCCATCTATGTAGACCTGAATGCCTAGTCCGTGCATTGCAAGACCTTTAACTAAGCAGCGTTTGGTTGCTGAGTTGATGTCAAACACGCCCAACTTTTCGCCTCGTATTGCGTTGTTATAGTTATCCAGTACGGGTAGGACTTCAATCAGTGAGTTACCTTTGATGGTTACCTCAACCTGAACCATTGCACCAGCCTCAGTGAATGAGAATGGATTACCCTGTGGGTCATTAATTACCCTATAGCTCGCTTCTGGGTCATAGTTCTTAGCTAATGCCCAAGCTGCTGACCACTTTAGGTATGAAAGGTTCTGCTTCTGCTCCAAGTGCATTGATACATCAATCTTGCTTAAGTCTGCGAATGTTGTGTTAGTCATATTTTGCCCCTTTGGCTAAGTTGTCCTCAGGAGTGAGGATTTGTAGGTTAGTGTAGTAGCAGAGTGCCACCACCTCCTCTTCAGTTGTTGCTGTTGCAATAGGTTTGATATGGTCAATGTGATGGCCACCCAGTTCTTCAATGCTACATCCATAGTTTGCTTGACAAGTTGCTTCTAAGTGGGCTTGTGCTGTCTCAAATGAGCATCCTATTATCTCAATGGTTTTGTTAGGTTTGTTCCAGTTTTTACGCTTAAAAGAATGAAGTACGGCTAGTCTTAGGTCATGTTTGAATTTGAAGAATGGGTCTGTCTTTAGTCGTTTCCTCATTGACTTACGTACTTGTACTCCCCTACATACTTTACAAGCATTATCATATCCATATTGACCACCTGTGTCTTTATTGAATCCACCAACACCTCGGATACCACCACAATAATTACACTGTAACAATTCCATATCATTCCATAAGGCATCTCTGTCTTTAGGTTTCATTCTTATTCCCACGAACTTTATCTCCTTAATGAGTTACGGTTATTTGTTTATGTTTATATTATAGCATACCTTTATCAATTTGTCAACCCTTAATTTATAAAGGTCTAATTTAACAGAACACTTATTTCCAAACACCACTTGAATCCATAAGTTCTTCCTTGTCACAATTATTACACCACCGTTTACGGCCACCACCATCTATCATAACATGACCTGTAAGTATACAAGGTGGGGTCAGGGTCTTTAGTTTAGTTTTGTAGCCCTGTTTAGCATCCCACCATTCTTGGTAGGTTCCTTTGTGTGTAATTCCTCTATCATAGGATTCTGATACCATCCTTTGAAACTCTTCAATACTCTCAGAATCATTGTCTCGTTCGTTCGACATCTCTGCCACACCTCTGCTACCGTACTGGTCTTGAAAGTGTTGTGCCTCAGTCTTCCATCCTCTAGTGTATAGCCAACCCTTAACGTCACTTACTGCATAGTCAAGTCCGTACATACGAGACTCTGATAACGCATCCTTTTGATAGATAGCAGGGTCTGCACCACGCTCATCCATTCTCCACACATACCCACCAAAGGTGAAGTCATTCTCTGGATGCTTATCAAACTCTTCTGCTGCTAATTCATCAGACATCATAATAGTGTGACCCCCGCTTCCTCTTGTCCTTTGGTGTACCCAAATACATTAGAATCGAACTCCAACCATGGAGATTCATAATGTGGCGGCTCTCCATACTCACCATCACGAAGTACGTATACATTATAGTCTCCGTGGGCATTTATATACTCATTTAACTTTTCTATTAGTTCACTTGCTTTCATTACATTGCCTCCTAAAATGTGGTGGGGACTCTTATCTTGTCTTTTCTGGCTACTAATTCCCTGTTTACTTCTAGCAACCTAGCATATGATTTTTTGTGTTCCTCCTGTTGCTTGGCGGCAGCACGTAATTTAATACCATTACCCCAGTTAACAAAATTCATACATATCGAAGAGGCATCTATACCAGCAGCGGGAACTCTCTCACAGGTCCATGTGATGTCTCCATCGTCTATGTCATAGTTACCGAAGAAGCAGGTCTCACAACTTGGTCTTTCAAATATAATATCACTCATTACAGTGCCTCCGCTATTGCCATACAACTAGCCACCCAAGCATCAAAGCCATTTCGTGTGTCAGCGTCCTTAAATGGATCGTAGAGCAATGTTTTGTTCTTTTTGTTAGTCTTACCCCAATGATCCACGTTACCGCTTCTAATTTGTGGTATCTCTTTGTTTCTTATGCAGTCAGAACAGTACTCATAGAATGCCGTGATGCCACTTGCTGTGATATTGGTTACCTCACCATCTAGTAGTAAGTTATCACCTTCGTAAGTAACATCATAGAAACTCTGGAAGGGTTTAATCATAAAGGGTTTACCTGTCTTCTCATCCCTCATCACTGCTCTGTGTTCAGGGTTAATCATGTGTTTCTCTTCGTCCTTGATTGCGTAAAATGGGAAGAAGTAATTAACACGACTTGTGTATGCTAAGACCCACGGAATCTTAAAGAAGCTGGCGTAATGTGCTGCTTGTATTAGATGTTTTGAATCCACGTTACCTTTAAACCAACTTGCTTTATCATGTGCTGAGTAAGGACTACAGATTAATTTTAGTTCTACTCCGAGGGTTGGAGTGAACTCAGTACTTAAGTAACCGTCCTCTCCTATCTTATCGTAATTACCTAGTACAATATCAGGTCTTCCGGTAACAAGCTCGCCGTTAGGCAAGTTATACTTCATTGGAATCTCTTCTTCGCATTTGTACTCAGTACCGTTAAGGTCCAGTAACTGACTGAAACTGTCCTCATTGGTCAGACCTGCATCAAACATTAACTGTGTATCGTAACTGACAGGTGTCTGAACCCCTAGATACCTAAGTACTACTTGGCGAGGGTCGGCTCCAACAATAGAACCAGAAGCAGTAATACAACCACTACTACCACCACGCCATGTCCCCACTTTTGTTTTCTCTTTGGCAACTGCTGCCTCCTGCATGTTTGCAAACCCGTTTGTGAGTTTGTCATAAAATGTAAACTTATCCATTATTATTCTCCAGTTCTTTTATATGTATCTTGTATTCTTCTTGAATTGCTGTGTGTCTATCATCCTTACCTAAACCACGTTTCTCGTGTTCAATAAGAAACATCAGACAACATCCTGCATGTGCTAGGTGACTTAGCTTGGTCTCAGGGTCTTTGTCTTCTCCGTTCATGTGAGCCGAAAGGTGCCTCATTGCCGCACCATATAACCTACTCCAATCAAACCCTTTTCGCCAATTATGGTCTTCATATTTCTTTGCTCCAAATGTAAGAACTTCCGCTATTGCATTCAATGCATCTACACTTAGTAATTCCATTCGCACCTTATCTGTATCATGTTTAGTTGCTGTCATCTGGTAGTACCTCTAAGTTATAAGTGGAGTTAAGTGTGTTAAACCTAATTGATTGATTACCTTCACAGTCACTGTAGTAACTAGCTGATGTTACTGTTGATGTTCTAATAGCGTTTGAAGTAAGGTGATAATCACGGTCTTCTTCTAAGGCAATATAGAGACACTGACCGACTACTGGCAACCGTGCCACCATACCGACAATTCTAGGTTCGATGTAATTGTGTGTAGAACTAATCTTAGTCATTATTATTTTCTTCATTGTTATCATCTGTAAACTCCCACGCTGGAAATAGTTTAGCAAACACATAAGCTGCTACAATTATTAGCATCAGCCCTTGATTGTTATTGATTGCTCCTGCTTTGTCTAGTAGATACATACCACTAGAGAATATCCACAGGCCACCAAGACCTGCGAATAGATTACCCTTATCTAATTTAGCTTTCATCCTTACTCATCTCCTTTAACTCGGCCATTAACTTATTGATTTTAGCTAGACTGGTTCTAACCCTAGAAAGACGATCACCAAAGTCATTTGATTCTGGTAACTTAAACTGTGGACTACCTGATACTTTACCAGTTACCCTTGATACAGTTAAAGATGGGTTAATGTCTGGTACTAACTTTCTCTTACCAAATATATAGGTTACTTTATCATCACTCATTCACATGTCCCCTTTATCTTGAATATTGATGTTGAATTTGGGCAAGCAATAGTAATAACTATCTTACCTCTATCGGATGACAAACACGTTGTTGTGCAATCCTCGCCATCCTGTCCCATCTCTCCTTTAGGGCCAGTGGCTCCCTTACCGCCAGTACTACCAGCAGGACCACTAGGGCCAACCATACCATCCTCTCCATCATTACCGTCTACTCCCCTAGTACCGTCAGCACCGCTATTACCATCAATTCCATCCTTTCCTTTAGTTCCATTAGAGCCGCTGATTACTGTAGGAGTATCTTGTACCCCTAAGTCTGTGCCTCCTTGTGGTGTCTCTTCTTCACTGCCGCAGCTACTCAGCAATAGGCTCGTCAGTAGTATTACCAGCTTCATCTAACTTCTCCTTTAGTACTTCATCTACATCAGTTCCAGCCCTTGCCGCCTCTTCGATTCTAAGACAGAACTCTACTGCCATGAATCTAACGAAGTTTGAAAAGCTCATGTCTAATCCACTGTTTGAGTGTGCAATCTTCAGCATGTTAAGCTGTGGTGCATCACCCTTTTAAAATTAATCATAACTCTAGTGCTCTTACTCATTTCTAATCCTCCCAGCTTTGTGTTTCTTTGTCTATTCCTACCATATCACAGAACTCATCATAAGTGTACTTACCATCCAGTACTTCATTAATCACAGCTAACTGCCGCCTAACAGAGCGACCATCTATATCACTCCAATCACCCCGAATGGCTGACCCAAAAGCATCTAAACATTTCTTCGCCTCTTCTACATTACTCATAGTACCACCCTAATTCCTTGTTTCCACATTAATTCTGCAATCTTGATTTCTCTACGCCAGCTCTTAATTGCTGCTAGATAGTCACCTGTTGTTTTAAAGTCACCCCAATGATAAGGGTGGGCATACGGTTTGATCTTGTATAGATTCATTTAAAAGTCCTCCATTAATTCATCTAGTGGGCGATACTCTTCGTCTGTGTCTTCTCTGTACTCTTCCAGTGCGGTCTCTGCATTCTCAGCAGCAGTGTCTAGAAAGTCATCGTCTTCTAAGAAAAGTGCATCAGTCTCAGACGGTGCCTCCGCTTCCTGTAGTTTAAGGTCGTGTTCCTTTTGAAGCTGTTTGATTGCTTCAAGTTGTTCAGGAGTAGCACTCCCAAGTTGGTCCATTAATTTACCCACTGGAAATACTGGGTCTGGGTCCACCTCCTTGTATACTGATACTTCTACTAGTTGTCCGTGTATTTCTTTCATCTCTGTTCCTATAAATAGTGGTTTACGTTTCATCTTTTGGCTCCTAAATATGTTACTAAGTCTCTATGTGAGAAGCCAGCTACGCCATGATAGTAGTAAGCATTAACTATGAGGTCTCTCGCATAGAATGACCACTTGTTCCCAGCAGCATCCTCTACAAGAAACCCGCTCTTACCCACACCTACTACAACCGCTCTACCTCCGTCCCTCATTAAAAACGTATCACCTTCCTGCACCTCACTAAAAGGCGGCATTGATAGTTCCTCCGATTTCAACGGAACCTCTTGACGGTCTGGATCATAAAAGTCTAGTATTGCATAAGCTAACTTCACTGCCTCATCTGGTGTGTAGTCTGTATCTGAGAACTCCAAACCTCCATCATGGTGATTGATACCGACATCTTGGAACCCAATGAACTTGGGCAGCATGGCTTCTACCTCCTGTTTGGCCTTTAAGTATTCTCTGTATGTTTTCATTTCTTAAGTCCTTTCGTTATCTTCTTGTTGGCTGCATCTCTCATTTCAGCCAGTTTTCTCTTTGCTTCCTTACTAGCTGCTGTGGTATGGTCTGGACCCTCCCCACTAGCTACTACTGCTGTTGCTGCAACCTTACGTGCTGCCTCTGCGTCTTCAGGGTTATCATATCCACAGTAAGAGAGTTGCCATTTAATGTCATACTCACCAGAACTGTCTTTAACTACTACCCACATTGCTTTTAATACGTCACCCATTAGTCATTCTCCTTTTAACTATATTAATCCAAGCACCATAATCCTTAATTTCATCGGGACTGTAGTTATTCTTCTTACCAATCTCCTTGTAGTTTTCTACCCAATGGTTAATACTGTGGTGTTCACAACCAAGTTGGATACCTGCACTGGTTGCATACCCAATGTGTCTCCCTGCACTGAATGAAAGTATTCCAGAAGCACTGTATAAGTCAGCCTTTCTCAAGTTAGCACCACTCAAGTCAACACCACTCAAGTCAACACCATTCAAGTTAGCATCTCTTAAGTAAGCACTGTGTAAGTTAGCACCCTCCAAGTTAGCACCACTCAAGTCAGCACCTCTCAAGTCAACATCTCTCAAGTTAGCATCTCCCAAGTTAGCACCACTCAAGTCAGCATCTCTTAAGTTAGCATCTCTCAAGTTAGCATCCTCCAAGTTAGCACCACTCAAGTTAGCACCTCTCAAGTCAACATCTCTCAAGTTAGCATCCTCCAAGTTAGCACCACTCAAGTCAGCACCTCTCAAGTAAGCATCTCTTAAGTTAGCATCTCCCAAGTCAACACCACTCAAGTCAACACCATTCAAGTTAGCACCTCTCAAGTCAACATCTCTCAAGTCAACACCTCTCAAGTAAGCACCTTCCAAGGTATCAATCTCAAGAAGTACCTCACCTGTAATCTTGTGTAGTATCTTCATTTAAGCAGTCTCCTATAAAGTTCTTCTGCAATTAATTTCTCGTCTTCAGTGTTAAGTGAAGCATTTACGGCTGCTGCTCTAAGAGCAAACATTACTTCCTTTTTATGGAAGGTCTCTTCTCTTAGCAGTACTACCGTATCCTCTACTCTCTTCTTTAATCCTTTACTTAGTGACATAACACCTCCTTGTTCCTATTTAGGCTCCTATTACCTGCTGTGGAGTACATACCCCAACCAACGGGGATATGTATCTTGGTTAGTCCTATGTATTCTGGCATGTTAGCTCCTATGGTGTGTTGTTGAATTTTGCGGTTCTTTCAAACTCTGCTATTGTGACAAGGAGACCCTGAGCCATTTCTATTGGGCAATATTGGTAAGTATCATCGAATGGGTCATACTCTTCAATTACTTTATTAAGTTCGGTCTTTAGGGTCTCTATCAAGGTCATTACGCTACCACCTTCGATGCTGCCACAATGTCAGCCATCAAAGTCTTTTCAACTCTCTCTTGTGAGGCTAGTGTACTCTTTGGAGCGGTTCTAGTGAACTCGTTTACAAAGTTGTAGAGTGAAAACAAGTTGTTATCTTGGTCATACGTTGGTCTAACTCGGTTATCCAGTACGGCTTGTAGAGATTTCTCTTTAACTGTCTTAGGAATCTTTAGTGAGTCAACAATTTGTAGCATCTGACTTCTAGTGACAGGTGTGTTCTGTAGGCTCTCAAGTAAAGGCATTAGCTCATCTTGTATGTACTCTAAGGTTGCCGCTACATAGTGTGGAATGTTGCGGATTGCTTCCTCGGTAGCGTTACCCTTAATATGGGTAATAGCTTGTGAGAATAGGTCTGTGCCAACCGTACAACCATTTGAACAAATTAGTCGGCTAAATCCTACTTGGAATCGGGCCTTACTTTGTCCGTCATGTGAGTTGAAGAACTTGATATTCGGAATAATACCACCGAAGCCACTGTTTTGGTAGTCAAGCAGGTCAAATTGTACTAGTTCCTTGCCGTGGGTTAGTGGTTGCTTAGTGGTCCGAGCATCAATGCCTCGTGATCTAAGGTGGTCATTAATCTTACCTGTTAGCTCTGCTGTGTCAATTGCTCTGTACTTGTTTGATAAATTTCTCATGTTACTTTACCCCTTCAAGGTGTTTGGTTAGTACTTCGATTAATTTGCGTTGATGTCTTGGTTCTAGTGTTTGACAACCAACTATTACGTTGACTCTCCGTAGTAATACTTCGTAGTCAGGTACGGCTTCCCCTTTTTTGGCTAGTACTCTGGTTGGCACCCTTCCCTCATGTATGTCGTCCCAATAACTGTGGCCTTGTGACGTGCCACCCCAAGCCATTGTCAGATTAATTATGACTCCAAACTCCCGCTCACGGGCAATTACTTCAAATGGGTCGGACCGAGACGACTTCTTTTGTTCTGTGAGGTACTCTTCAAAGCTACTGCCCAACTCTTCTAGTTTGGCTGCAAATTCAGATACTTTCATGCTGTTTCTCCTTTCAAGAGAGGGCGGGACTTAATTTCTTCCCAGATTATTGCTTGGAACTCATGCGGTCTCATGTTTACTAACTTAGCTGCGGTCTGATATGCTTCTAGTAATTCTGCTCGTTCTAGTTTACGTAAGGACTTATCAGAGTCAAACCCTGCCGCCCTTATTCCCCACCTATCAAGTGTAACTGTACCAGCAGTGTAACAGTGGTAGATGTTGTTAAAGAATGCCTTTGTCTTTACTCCGTTTAACTCGGCCAGTACTTCCTTCTCTGTATTCCATTTGTGTAGTATTCGCCAAGCCTTTGCTTTCTGTGCTCCGTATGTACTTACTCGGCAAGAGCCACCTGTTGCTATAAAGTTATGAAGGTCAATACAATTACGTTCCCATTTATTACTAGGAGATAAGGCACTTAGTATTCCTACTACCTTTACTAGTGGTAAACCTGTATTATTACTTATTTCTTTACACATCTTTCTAGCTTTCCGATACCAGAACTTACCTTCCTTTCTTCTGGCTGTTGGTACATCACCGTATAACCCTAGTAGTCTACTTATTAGGTAATTTCTCATACTAATTTCTCCAGTGTGTCAATGAATCGTTGGATGTAGTCGTAGTTTGTGTTGTAATCTTCCTCATCTTGGTCATCTCTGTGCCTATTCTTGTACTGTAATTTGTGTAGTGTCTTTAGTTGAATGTCATTCGGTAATTGTGCAATTCCTTCAATCATCTCTGTTGTGTAACTGTCTGCTTTCATACTACCGCCTTTCCTGACTTGTATTGGTTCATTGTTTTATCTGATTCCGGCCAATTACCTTGTAACTGTCCACAATGTCTACATGCTATGAATGATACGTAGTCATCACTCCCGCCTATCCACTCTTTTACGTATCCTACGTATTCCTTACCTGAGTTAAGGTTAAATTGTATGAACCGATCACTACACTTGGCAGTGACTTTCACCATCTTTACCTTACCGTTGCATCTTTGACAATTCATGCTTGTCTCCCTTCGAGAAGTTCTCTAAATGATTCGGTTAATGCGTCTTCACATGCTGTTATAAACTTTGGGTGTGCTAGGTCTGTAACTGGCTGTGATACTAATTTAAGAATATGTAAGTCAACCTCCATACCACATTCAAGGTCGCAGTAGCCACGTTTCTCGCCTCTGTTACCATCAGCGTCCTCTCCATAGTTCTCAATTCCGTAACTAAACTCTCCATTTATAGTTACATCCCAATCAATGTCAGCAAATGAAATTGTTGTATCTAGTGTGTGTTGTTCGGTCATTATTTTCTCCTATCCAGTATTATCTCGATTAGTATTAGTCCTACCAGTGTAGTAATTACAAAGTAGAACAATGTATATACAACACTCATCCTTCATGCTCCTTCTTTATTGTGATTGAAGACCTGTGAAAATTACTTCCGATTACCACTGACATAAAATACATTAGCCAAGAGAACTCCCAAAAGCTGAGAGTCTTCATCCATTCATACCATTCTGTCATACCAGTTCACCTACTCCCTTAGATGTTATAAATACTGCCTCTTGATCTAGTTCTCGCTTGATAAAGTCGGCTAGTACCAATAGTTTAACTCTCATTGTTGCTGTTTTAGCGTATACTTCTACCACCGTTACAGGCTCGGTTGCCACGGTCCCTGTTGCCATCTCGTATGTTCCTGTTGCAGTGTACATTGTAGTACCTCCAGCTTCCTTTGTGAGTGCTTCAACTACATGGTTTAGGACCTGTGCTCGTAGTTCTTTAAATATCGGTGTACCGTTGCGTTTAAGGCTCGGTACGGTTATTGTGTATCGTTTCAAAGTTTACTCCAGTACGAGTATCCCCAAGGGTATTCGTGGAAATGTCTAGTTATTGTAACTGTATATCCAGTAACCGTTTTTACTACGGACCCTGCTTTTAATCTAGTCTTACTAGTTACCCACATTCAAAACACCTTTCCGTTAATTTCCATAAACTCGGCGAGTACCTCTGTATCAGAAGCATCCCACCCAAGAGAGGCTGCTTCACTAGCTACCTGCTCGGATGTCATGTCCTCTAATTGGATTTCAGCGTGATACAAAGCCGCAGGACTCGCTCCCATTGCTTTGTATTGCGCTAGTATGTATTTAATTTGTAAGCCTCTCATATCTCACCTACCTTCTTTGTTGTGTAGTAGTTGTATTTCTTCATATACTTTAGTAACTTCTTTTCTGACATCATACCGTCACCCATTAGTCATTCTCCTTTTAACTATATTAATCCAAGCACCATAATCCTTAATTTCATCGGGACTGTATCTATTCTTCTTACCAATCTCCTTGTAGTTTTCTACCCAATGGTTAATACTGTGCCATTCACAACCAAGTTGGATACCTGCACTGGTTGCATACCCAGTGTGTCTCCCTGCACTGAATGAAAGTATTCCAGAAGCACCACTCAAGTCAACACCACTCAAGTCAGCACCTCTCAAGTAAGCATCTCTTAAGTTAGCACCGTGTAAGTTAGCACCACTCAAGTCAGCACCACTCAAATCAACATCTCTCAAGTTAACATCTCCCAAGTTAACACCACTCAAATCAACATCTCCCAAATTAGCACCTCTCAAGTAAACACCCCCCAAGTAAGCACCTCTCAAGATATCAATCTCAAGAAGTACCTCACCTGTAATCTTATGTAATATCTTCATACTTCACCTACCTTCTTTGTTATGTAATAGTTATATTTCTTCATATACTTTAATAACTTCTTTTCTGACATCATACCATCACCAACTATCATGTAACTGGTAGTATTCATAAGACCATAATAACAATCCCAAGAAACCACCGTTAGGCTATAGGTGAAGCCATAGAACTTGTTCTCCCTAAACACCTCCTGTCCGTGTGTTACCTTAGTTGTTAATGTTGCCATTGTCTAAACCTC